CGGCCTTGCTCCCCGCGACGCGCGAGTTGAACCCGAAGACGAAGCTGCCTCCGCCATTCGGTGGGGTGAAGCCCGCCGTGACGCCGCGTGCGATGTCGCCTGCTGCGTCGCCGAAGAGGCCAAAGTCCGTCTCTGCCATCGGAGTCTCTCCTCTTAGATCGTCAGAGTCAGCGTCCAACCTGACTCGAAGTTCTCCGCGTGGTCCTTGTAGCCTTCGAACACCACGGAGCCGTTCTTATCGTAGCCACGCTCGTCACCGAGGACGAGTGTAGCTCCATCGAACAGGGTGTGGAACTCGTATCTCGGATCAGCTGGGTTGATAGTCAATCCCACTTTCGTGATGACGGCGTCGACGTCGGTGTCCGCATCCACAAAGAAGATGGCCCCGCGCAACACCCCCGCGGCGTCGGAGAAGGCAACGGCGAACTGGTTGGCCTCCGCGAAGGCAGCCGTGACTCGCATCCACAGGAGTGGTGAGAAGGCCGGCGACGTGAGCCCCGGGTACTGGTGACGAGTGTAGGGCGGATAGCTGTCGTCCGCGAACACGTAGGTGGCAAAGCCACCCGATAGGATCTGACGCAGCGGTGGCACCGTGTCGTCGCGGAAACGCCACTTGGTGCCGTCCCAGTACCTGGAGGATCCGATCTCGCAGTCCCTCCAACCCGAGTCGAAGTTCTCGACGATGCCCGTCTGTAGCTGCGTGGCCTGCAAGAAGCGCCAGGGGCTCAGGTACTCGATCAGCTCAGCAGTGGCATCAACGGCTGGCTCGTCCACCACGAGACCCAGGACCTCGACGTCTGTGTTGTTGAGCACGTTCACAATGATGTGGTCGCCCGAGTTCTTCGGCCCGCCGCCGATGCGGAGCGTCTTCCACAGATCGTCTGGCACGAACGACGCGTCGCGCACGGAGATGCGACCCTTCTTCGTCGTGGTAGTCGCAAAGCCGATGATCCTCGTCGTGCCGATGACCACCACCAGATCGGTCACGGAGGAGTCGTAGTAGCGCTCCTTGAACTTGTCGTTTGTAGGAACGCTGTAACTCCCGGGGAGCTTCCAACCCTTCTCGAAGATCTCCCCACTAGGCACGCTCGCTTCGCTGCGGATGAGGCCCCAAGAGTACAAGAACTGCTCGTGCCACCGCGGCCACGACACCGTGCCCGAGCCCCAGATCGTGAAGCCCCAGATGCCCGTGCCCCAGATGGACGTGCCGCCACCACCACTGTCCATATCGATCAGCTCGTCCTGACCGTCAGGCAGCAGCTTGCCCGAGGTGGCCATGTCCGGAACGGACCAGCCGCGCTCGAACCCCTCGTAGCCCAGGTCGCGGAAGAGTGCTGCCTCGCGCGTCGGCAAGTCGACGTGGGCAATGTCGTCCAGGTAGAGCGTGCTGCCCTCATTGCCACTGCCGTACGCATCCTCCCCATGCACGTACATGGGCATGTACCAGTAACGCTCGAAGACTTCGGCAGGGTCCCATGAGATCAACGTCGGCCCGAAGTAGTGCGCGTTGAAGACTGCGATGGCTTCCTGGATCGCCCGGGCGGTGGCAGACCACAGGTCTGCTGTGCCCTGCACCGTTCCTGCGGTCTCGAATGAGCGATTGTTTGCCATCTCCAAGCACTCCTAGAGGAGCTTCGGCCGTACTCTCTTCTTGTAGAACCCGCCCTCCTGGTAGATCTTCCGGGCCTGAAAAGGTCCTACGGTCGACACCTTCGCGTAGGACCCACTCGCCCCGCTCGCCGCGCCGCTTCCCCCCAGGATGTCCGTCGCGGGCTCGACTAGATGCGCTGACGCCGGACTCGCGTGGAACAGTTTGATCCTGCCACCACCCCCACCGCCGCCACTGGCTCCCCCGGAACCCACGCCGCCATCGGGCGTGCCACCGGATGCACCAGAGCCACCGGTCACGGCATCACCACCGCGGACGCTAATCGTACCACTGCTGCAGCTGACCTTGATGGCTTTGAAGAGCACGCCCCCACCGCTTCCACCCGAGCCGCCCGCCCCGCCGCCACCGCCGCCGCCGCCATGAGCCGTTGCGCTCCCTGTGCAGCTGCCGGTGCAGTCGCCCGTGCAGGTGCCGTAGCAGCCCGTGTAGCAAGTGCCAGAGCAGCTACCCGTGCAGTCGCCACCGCAACCGCCACAATAGTACAAGCAGGTGCCCGTGCAGCTGCCCTGACAGGTACCCGTGCAGAAGCCCGTGCAGTCCCCATTGCAGCCAAAGGTGCAGACATCACCGCAGCTCTTGACACAGCTGCCCGCGCAGCCGCCACCGCAGACACCCGTGCAGGACGTCTCGCAGCCGGTTGCGCACGAGAGGGTACAGTCGGACTCGCAGTGCATGGCGCAGGTACCGGTGCAGGTCTGGTAGCAAGAGCCCGTGCAGGTGTTGAAACAGCCACCCGTGCAGTCGTAGGCGCAGGCCGCCGTGCATGTTGGAGCGCAGGTCAGATCACACGAGGTGTAACAGCCGCCCGTGCAGGTCTCACCGCACTGGAACCGTTGAGGGGCGTCCTTGCGCGTCGGGTCATCGTAGATCCACGACGGCTGCGGCGGTTCCTCGTATGTGACCTGCGGATCGAGTTGCATCGCGAACCCCTTGAGCTACGGCAGCACCAGGAAGACCTCGCACGTCGCGAAGTCGATCCGCCAACTGGCCCCATCTATTGCCGTCCAGCCGTGCTTCTTGGCTGTCCTGTCCCACCAGGCCTGGAAGGCAGAACTCGTACGACCGAGATCGTCCAGGGCCTTCTCGTAGAGACGATCCATCGTCTCGAACTCGGACTTGCCGATGGTCCTGAAGAGCTCACCCAACGCCATCTTGCGCTGGTGCAGCTTTTCGATCTCGTCGCGTTCGGCGGCTTCGACCTTCCCAACCCGTTTCTCATTCATGACTGCCTCTCTGCACCTGGTTGACATCGATCTGGGACCAGAATCGCTTGTTGGCCCGAGCTCGTGCCTTGTGCATCTTGCAAATGTGCGTGGCGCGATGAGCCAGCACACCAGAATCGTCGTAGTTGAAGCCCTGACACCACGCGCAACCGCTGGCCACCTCACACTTCATGCACTCCTGAGTGCTCTGACCCGAGCGTGTCAGGTGCATGAAGGGCTCGAGCTTCTCGACATCTAGACCTCGCTCGACATCTCCCACGATCCAGGCAGGTTGTTTGGCCAGGCTGAAGCCGACGAAGCGCACGCAGGGGTAGAAGAAACCCTGCGCGTCGACGGCGAGCATGTACTTGCCAGCTCCGCACCAGTTCTGATCGTTGTCCGACATGAGCGGCTTGCCAACGTACTGGGAGAAGAACGAGCACTCATGTTTCCGCCAGAGGTCATCCTTGACCATGACATCGCCGAGGATGACCAACTGCTCCTCGAGCCGTTCGTCATCCCCCGGTTGCCAGACGTTCTCAAAGACAACATTCGCGTGCACGACAGCAATGCCGAGAGAGAACAGATACAAGATCGACTCGGCCACGAAGGGGAGTGTGTCATGAGACACCGTGACCTTGGTCGAGTGCTTGGGGAAACGCTTCAACCAGGCCGCGATGTTGCGAACGACGTGAGCATGCGTGCCACGACCATCAGGGAACAGACGCTCCCTGTCGTGGACATGCGCCGGACCGTCGATGGTCATGCCCACGTCGAAGCGATTGGGGTAGCGGTCGAGGAGTCGCTGGAATCGCGGGTCATTGTAGAGCACGCCGTTCGTACTCATGCCGAAGATGGCATTCTCGAACCAGGGATGATCGAGCTCGTAGGCACGAAGCAGCGTGTGGTCTACAACCTTCTCGATGAGATCAATCTCGAGAAGCGGCTCACCGCCAATGAACTCCACTGTTCCATGCAGCTGCGGGATGACATCACGGTGCTCGAGCAGGTAGTCGATGGCGCGCTTGGCCACGTCGAAGCTCATGCGACTGCTGTGGTCCTTGCCGACCATGTAGCAGTAGCGGCAGCGGAAGTTGCAATCCTTCGTCACGACGAAGGTCACAGTCTTCCGGTCGAGCGTGTTCAAGTCGCGTGTCATTTTCTACTCGTGTCCCGCTCCACCGGCTCCTCCAATGCCACCGGCGGCGGCGCCGGTGCCAGGGAACAAGCACGATCCGGACATGATGATCTTCCTCGCCGCTTCAATCCAGCAGGCTGAACCCGCTCCTCCTCCTATTCCCCCTGCGCTGGCTTGAGACCCCGCGCTGCCACCAGCCCCACCGCCCCCTCCACCACCTCCGCCCCCGCCCCCACCGCCGCCACTGCTTCCCACGGCGAGCTCCTCGCCGCTGCTTGTCCCGTACGTTGTTCCACCAGCGCCGTCTGAGGCACCAGCTCCCCCAGCTGCAGCTCCGGCGCCCCCGGCTGCCCCGCCGCCTCCTCCACCCCCTCCGGCTCCACCAGCGCCTCCGTAGCCACCGCCGCCGAAGCCGCCGCCCAGACCCGCCCCGACACCACCGGCCGTGCCGGGCAATCCGGTTGCTCCGGGGGCACCACCACTGCCACCAGGGCCGCCACCGCCTCCGACGTTGCCCAGGCCGGAGCCGTCCAGAGTGCCGAGGATCTGCGCCTCAACGCAGGCCACCTGGAGGTAGGCAGACACCGTGGCCGTCACGCCCAGGTTCACGCGAAAGATGCCGACCAGGGTGTGCACGCCGGCTATCGCAGTCGGGCTGGAGATGATCCAGTCCGCACCGTCGTGACTGCCCCCACCGGTGTTGGTCCAGGCCATCTGCTAGTCCTTTTCCTTGACCCAGATCTCTGCCGAGCGGCCGTTGACCTTGTAGACCATGTCGTCACGTCGCACGAAGCCAGCAGCGGCGTAGGCCTTCTTGGCCATGACGTTGTTGACCCAGATGGCCACATGCCCGCGCCTGCCGGTCATGTAGAGCTCGACGACGCGACGACCAATGCCTCTGTTTCGCCACTCCGGCGCGATGAAAATCGGCATCTCGTAGCTACCGTTCATCCCCCGAGGGACGAAGAAGCCAACGATCTGCCCGTTGAACTTGATCAAAACCGCCGGTGCTCTAGAGCTCACCGTTTGCAACGCCGGTGCGAGAATCTCGTCCGCGCGGGCGCCGGAGAGTAGAGACTCGGGCACGCACTCGTAGGCTGTCGCTTGCAACTGGATGTCTCTGTCGAGAACCGGGAAGTCCAACAAGTCCTCTGGCACCGATGAAGGAAACTCGGGAGAGTGCCCGAGCGGCTGCACGGGCGTCCACACCGGCAAGAGCTCGTGGTAGGGACGGTAGAGCAAGTCGGCCACGGCTTCGGGCACGTCGACCGGCGCTTGGTACTCGATGGCAGCCTTCCGGAATCCCTGATAGTGGAAGCACACCAGGGGGAAGATACCGTCGATCACAATGACACCGTTCACCGACTCGACCACGTGCTTCTTGACGTTCCACGCTGCCAGGTTGATCCCTGGATGCTGGCAGATCTTGACGCCAGCAAACCGGTTCGGCTCGTCATGCAAAACGGTCAGGTAGCCTTCGTCGACAAACCTCCCACCGGACGCTGGCTCCCAGAGACACCACTCGACACAGCGCGCTTGCCACCAGGCGAGGAACGTGGCGCTGTTCTGATCTGCACGGCAGGCGACAAAACCCGCGTTGAAGTAACTAAGAGGCGAGTCGTGATCTTTCCCGTAGGGCGTGACCAGGAAGGACGAGTCGCCAAGCTCGGTGCCCAACGCGGAGCAGGTAGACCAGAACAACATGTCTGAGTCCACGTAGGTCAACGCGGCCACGTTGTACTTGACGAGGACATAGCTCAGCAAGAAAGACTTCAGCGACTGCACATAGGCAGCCCAGGGCCGCCCCGCCCGCGTGGCAGCGATGCTCGGATACTGTCCCTCCAGATCGCTCAGGACGACGGGAATCGCATGCTCCTTGCCTGCAAGCGCTTGCTCCACTGCCTCCTCGAGGCAGAGGACGTACACCGTGGAGCCCCCGTGGTCGAGAATGGACTGCAGGCAGACGAGGCCCTCTGGCGTGTGCTGCCTGTCAAACATCATCGCGAAGTCCATGCTGACCTCTCGCCTTAGTTAGCGTAGACAGCGTAGATGTCGGTGTAGATGAGAGACACGCCTGTCCCACCAGTGCCTTGCTTCCTGAGCTGCACCTCGATCTCGATGAGGGTGTCTACTGGCTCGTTGCTGCCAACGATGGCCAGCGTGACAGCCCGAACGGCTTCCGTCGTCCCCGTGACGCTCATGGCCCCAGAGGTGTCCGTGCCGCCACTCCCCACGGCCAGCACGCGACACTCAGCGATCTCACTCTGACCCGAGGCCACCAGGCTGGTCACGATGCGCCAGCTCGTGGGTGGCTTGGCCGAGTCGCGCACGATGCGAAAGCTCTTCTTGGTCACCCAGCCCGTTCCAGGCTCGACCAGGGTGGTATCGTCAGAGAAGACGAGCATCCGATCCAGAGTCCCAACGCCAGCGTCGGCGTACTCGAGATAGCTCTCGCCCGATGCCACACGGATGAACTTGCCCTCCTGCCCTTGAAAGCTGCCAGGGCCATCCCCGAGCTGCTGGAAGCCGAAGTAGATGTTGACAAGGTGTCGCGAGCCCGACTCCGGTACCACTCCGACGGGGACGTGGTAGTCGATGATCTCCCCAGGGCCATCGGTCAGGTCGACGAAGCGACTCACCCCACCACCGCCGCCACCGGCCTCCAGCGTCGCGACGCGCTCGCGCAAGCAGCCGGACGGCAGGTTGCCCGGCTTGCTCCCCACCTCGAGGGCAACCGACTGGAGCTTGTCGCGCATCGTATGGATCTGCGTGACATGGGTCGAGTCGATGGTGTTGTCCAGATTGGGCTGCACCGAGGAGAGCACGTCCTGCATTGCTGGGTAGTTGGTGCTCCACGTCTTGAGAGACATTGCGGTTCTCCTACAGCGCTGCGCCCGAATCGGCGTCGGTGATGTCCACGCTGGACAACTTCGGAAACTCGATGGGCAAGAGCACCACGGAGGAACGCAGCCAGCCGCTGCCCGTGTTGAAGAGCAGGCCCTGAGCTCCCTCGTCGACTTTGCGAATGCCCTCCACATCGCGGATGGCGTTGAAGATGTCGCTCCAGGCAAGCTCGCCCTGAATGGTGCCCTCGACGTCCTTCAGGTTGGCGCCGAAGTCGATGTCCGGGTTGTCGATCCCCTCGGGCAACTGCGCCGCGAAGAAATCAGCCAGGGCGGCTCGGACGAGCGCGCCGACAGTGGCTCCATCAGCACCCTGCTTGAGATAGATGCGCGTGCGGATAGAGATCGCCTTGAATGCTGCCGCGTACATCACGTAGCTGAAGGTGATCGTCGATGGCTTGTTCGTGTCGATCTCACTCTTGACCGCGTCGAGCAGCGATTGACTCGGAGAGCCGGCGGCGATCCGACCGGAGGCCAGCTTGGTACCCTGTGCCACGATGTAGAGCCGGCCCGTGTTCTCCTGGATGCCAGCGAACTCGTTGCTTGTCACCATGAGCGCGCGGGCCACACCGCGGACGCTCTTGGCCACCGTCTCGAAGTCCTCTTTGGTCACCGTGCGTGTGAGCACGCGCAGTGACGCTGGAGCGAGCATTCTCGCTTCGGCCAGGGACATGCGGTCGGCACCACCGGAGGCTGCCTGCGCGTTCGTCACGCTCACCGGAGCCGGCTGTGAGTCGGAGTAGAAGACAGCATCCTCGACGATGGTGACATGGTCGGCTTCCACGTTGCCTTTCAGACCACCGCCGATCTTGTAGTTCACGGTGATCTCACCATGCGGGATAGCCCCCGTCACGCCATCGCCAAACTGGACGTAGCCGCGGTCGAGCTGGTCGACATCGAGCAAGAACACGCGGTCTGTCGACTTGCTACCGAGAAGTGTGTCCACTCTCACATAGGGACCATCCTCTGCAGTAACCTGTCCGGAGGCATCCAGCGAGCCATCAAGAAATGGAGTGTGCTTGAGCGTGAAAGATTGGTTCGGCTCGTCGGTTGAGATGAAGGTATCGCTCCGCGCCTCCGACTGCTCGATGGCCACAGTCACGCTCTTGGCCCCGACGCCGATCTCCTTGTATTCCGTGGTCTGGAACGGCAGCGGATTCTCCGGGTCGCTCGTGCGAAGCCGCGTGCCGATGTTGAGGATCACCTTCTTGGGCGCTGCAAAAGGCAGAGAGAACGTCTCCGACGTCGTAGCCGCTGCCGCACCACGCAGCTTGAAATTGATGAGACGTCCAAGTCGGATGGCCGAGATGCGCTGCTGGAGTGTGGGCCAGAAAGCCTCGGCAGCCTGCGAGTCCTGGTAGTAGTTCAAGATGTCGCCGACATGGGCAAAGAGCTCGAGCAGAATGTTGCCGAAGTTGGCAATGTTGAAATCGGTCCAGTCCGGGAACACTGAGCGAACGAGACCCTGGAGGCGCAAGCGAAGCGCATCGAAGTCCCGCGTCGAGTAGTCGAAACTGCGCGGTAGGAGAGCCATCAGATTGTCACCTCCTGCGTGATCGGAGGCAGAAGAACGCCAGGAGCGCCCCGCTCCGAACGCAGTGTCCAGGTCACTCTGGTGTACATCGCCGGATCGTCATAACGCTTCATGGTCGCGCACTGCCGAATGAGCGCTCGCGATTCGAAGCGCGAGATGGTCTGGGCCACATCGTTGCTGAGTCGTTGCTGCTGCGCCACGGACATGTTGCGATGCCGGTAGCGCTCGACATCGAGGCCAAAGTCGGGGCGCCATGGGAGCTCACCTCGACGCGTTCCGCAGATTTGCGAGATCGACGCCTTCACCAACGACTCGCCGCATGCCGAGAGGAAGTCGTTGCTGCCGAGACGTCGCAGGGGGTGCACAAGCCCGTTACCAGTAACGGTTCGCTTGAAGGCGTCCAGGGTTCGAATGGCCATTGATACTCTCCTACGGATTGCTCAAGTTTGGGATCGAGGCCAGATCGAACGTGGTCGCGATGCCCAAGACGTTGGAGAGGAAGGCTTCAAGAGTGCCGATGAGATTGCGCAGCACCGTGAGCGCCTTGACAATTCCGCCAAGGGGTGGAAAGTCACCGACCCCTGGCACATTCGATCCGGCCTGGCCCAACGCCGACTTGATCTCGTCCAGCTTCTTGTCCATCCCCGGAACGAGTGCAGCAAAGAGCTCGAGGATGGAGAGAATGACGCCGATAAACTTTCCTACGACCGTCAAGATCAACTGGATGCCCTCGACCTGCTTCATCATGTTGTTCTTGGCGCAGTTCCCGATCTCCAAGAGCACTGGATCCTGATCGGTGGCCGCCTGCGTGAGCGTGTTCTTGATCGCCGAGATCTCCACGTCGATCATCGTCACGACAGAGAGGATGTCGTCGAGCAGCACGCGGATGGCCACGAGGATGTCTCGCACCATGCGGATGTAGACGATGGGCGGGAAGAGTTCGATCAGGGCGGCAAATGCCTTGAAGAGCTTAGTGAAGCACGAGATGAGCGGCCCCGGCGAGAGCGTCATGAAGCACTTGGGGATCGCCGTAAGGCAGTTGAGAATGGCCTGGATGATGTCCAGAACCTTCAGGATGGAGTAGACGGGTGCCAGCGCCGGGTTGATGCTGTTGAGGAGCTTGAGCACGAGTTCGGACGGCCGGGGGAACTTGTCGAGCGAGTCCCGCATGAAGTTGAGCTGGCCGACACCCGGCATCGTGAAGGTGAGCGTTCCCGGGATGTCGGGAATTTTGATGCAGACGGAAGTCGTCATTGATTCCCTATACCTATTCGTCTTCAGTCGCGAGCTGACCGAAGCCGCTCTGAAACACCCGCGAGTATGTCATGAGACCGGACAAAACTTCAAGGAATTTGAGCTTGATCGTGTACTCGAGAGGCTCACCCTCTGCCGAGAAGCGCTCGTAGTCGAATGAGAGAGACTCCACGACGCCGGTGAAGGAGAGTGCAGCACGTGGCCAGTCCACATTTACCAGCGGCGGCGTCAGCCGGCGCCCGCATGGCACCGTGAGCGCAGCGAAGAAGTCGCGGTAGTAGAGCGCACCCTTCTCCTGCGCCTCCTTGGGCACCCAGTTCTTCTGGATGAAGACCTGCCAGGAGATCCACAGGTCCATCGAGATGATTCGCGAGGACGTGCGAATGTACTGAATGATCTCATGCGACAGGCCGAGGACGCCGCGCTTGGAATACTGTGGCTCCCAGGATTCACTGAAGCTCGTCGGATTGACCAGAGCATGCTGCTCGACAGGTGTGTCGTCCTCAACCTCGGGACCCACTGGGTAGGCGCGGAAGAGGACCAGTCGCTCCTCATCGTGCCCTCGTGCGGCCAGGAACGCCGCGCTGTTGTCTGCCGAGGGAAGCGTTCCCATCTGACTCTGGATGCTACTCGGCAACCCGACGATGCCCGCATCGCCCGTCATCAAAACTTCTTTACCTGTCGCCACGTTCCAACTCCTGACTTGACATCACCGCGCTTGTCCTGTAAGCTGATCGGCGGTGCGGGTGGGTTGATATTGTATATGCCATTCCTACAGTAGCCCGCCTGCTCTTTCAGATCGGCCCTCCCACCATGGCCACGGGTCGCCCTCCGATGGAGATCCCCCCACCGGCAGCCGATAGGGTGATCGATGCCCCGCTGATGACGAGGTGGTTACGCGTCTTGAGGCTCATGGATCGGTCTCCCATGTCGAGCTCGATCTCCTCTTCCTTGTCCTTGGATCGAATGACGAGCTGCTTCTTCTCGTCGTTGATGAAGATCTCGAAGAGGTCCGTCTCAAGAGCAACCACCCGGTGCACGGTCTCGACGGGTTCGGCTGACGCGGCACGAGGGACCTCAGACACACCTGTCGGGTTTGCCCACGGCCCGCAGAGGAAGAAGGGCATCGAGCTATCGGCCTGCACGAAGCCGATGAGCACGTTCGACTGCACGGGTGGCACGGCGAAGAAGCCGCGCTGCGGTCCACAGCCGGGGTAGCCGTAGGGCAAGGCCCATGCGGTCTCCGTCTTGATCGCGGGTATGTGGGCGCGGATGCGTCCGAGCTTCTTCGGGTCGTCATTTCGCGTGACGGTGCCCTGGTAGAAGAGGCCGAGATTTACTTGTTCCATTGATCTTTACCTGGGTTCGCGCCGACCGCTGTAGTTGGCGCGCTTGGAGAGCTGCGCGGCCGGCGTCTGCTGGTTGGCCTTCGTCAGGGACTTACCCCCGTGCCCGGGTCCCTCGCGCTTGAGTCGCCCCTTCTTTTTCTTGCCCATCTCCTTGCTCGTCTGATTGACGATGGCGATGGTGCCAGTCTGAAACTCTTTCGTCTCTGGATTCCAGTAGACGAAGTTGAAGTACTTGATCGGAGCGGCCTTGCCGGGGATCACGTGCTTGAGCCCGACGTCGGTCGTGTAGCCTACGTTGTCGATGGTGTGCCGCACCGAACGAACAACCCAGTGGCCGTCTAGGAATGGACCGAAGTTTTTGAGATCTAGGGCCATGCCGCGCAGGACCTTGGGGTTACCGACGAGAGACGCGCGAACGAACCAGCGGTTGGAGCTGCGGTTGATGAGCCGCCTGGCTGCCGCCTGCCGTAGCTTGGCAGGCAGCGCGGTCATGACATCATGCTTCTCCATGTGCGTGGGCATGATCACGCCACCCTTGCCTGGCTCCACGTCGACGCTGGACATGGCACGCTTGTACGGATCGATAGCCTTGGCCCGCACCTTGCGCACGTTCATGTCGTAGTCGCCCTCGATGGTGAAATCGAGGAGGTCTGGCCCATAGAAGTACTCGATGGTCTCCGACCCGAAGCCCTTCCAGTTATCCTGATGGAAGTGAAACTCGTCGCGAATCGTGCGGAACTGAAAGCCAAGTTCGTCGGCAATGCGCGTGAGGAACTCGTGGCAGGTCTCGTGCTCGTTGATCGAAACCTCCTCGTACACCGCGTCGGGCTGTCCGCTGAGCGCGATGCCATCCTGCACGAAGATCTTGGTCTCCCGAAAGCCTTGCTGGCGCGCGATCTGCCGCACGATGTCGGCGAGCTTCATGTTGCGGAAGGTGCCAACGTCGAGTTCTGGACGCCAGTGGAGCTTGGGCGTCTGCGGCAGACCCTCCATGTGAATGATACCCCAGGCACCAGGGGCTGGACTGATTGTTGATGGTGAGCGAACGGGAGCGGCTTTGATCTTAGTGATGGTCACGCGGAAGGGGCGGGAACGCAGCCCCTCGTAGCCAAATGTGATCTTCATCTGCAGTCCGACGAACAGCACGGCCATATTCACGATCTTGCCGTCGGTGTTGTCGAACTGGAAGGTCATGATCGGCTTCTTCCGCGGCTCATCCACGTACTCGAAGTGCATGAGCCTCTGCTCCAGATCCTTGCTCGTGATATTCGGCGGAGCCGAGACGAGCTCGAAGGTGACACTCGGAGCAGTGGGATCGAAGCCAGCGATACTCATCCAATCACTCCTCGGTGGCCAGGTAGTCGCTGCCCGCCCCGGCCAGTGCTGTCTGCACCGCGGACAGGGGAGGAATCAAGACGATCTCGCCGTCTTGCAACGCGATGGTCGGATCGTTGATGGGCTCTGGCTGAAAGTCGGCGATGACCCACCAGAGACGTGCGCCGTCCCCCGGCTGTCCGACGCTCTTGTAGTAGCGCATGGCCAGACTCCAGAGCGTGTCGCCGGTCTTGACGACATGCGCGCGCACGCCCTCGAGATCCTCCCAGAGCAGCCGCGTGCGGGCGGCAAAAGACAGACGCCCGGCCTCGTCCTGGAAGACATCGGACAGGTTATAGGGACTGGTCGGTGCGATGTACATGTTCTGCTCGTCCTATGGTGGCACTTCTTCTGTCGACTTGGGCTCCGGTTTACCCGTGGCCGGTGGCGGCGTGTCTCCGGCCTTGGGCTTCGTCTGGCGAACAGCTATCTCGACATTTTTGGTAGCCCGGATCAGAGCCGCCAACGTGGCCTTGCTGTCCCCCATGAGTCGGATGTAGCCCTCCGGCTCGGCTGCTCCCGGCCCGCCGGCCTTCTTGGCAGTAGGTGCCGGAGCCCCCGGCTGCTGTTTCAATGGACCGTAGACGCCCTCACGCACCGCCTTCTCGAAATTCGCCGGAGTGATCTCCGTCGTCCGCAGGAACTGTCCGCCAATGGCAACAGCCTTGTCGGTCAACACCTGTGCACGGCGGAAGAGCACCGGGTCGAAGTGTGTGGTTGTGGTCTCTCCAGCCATCTTCGGCAGCCCGGTGTATTTTCCGATCTTGCCTTCCTGATAGGCGCGCTCTTCGGGTGTCATCACGCGCTTCACACCGGTCTTGGCCGAGGCAAAGGCTTCTATCCAAGCCGCCTCAGCCTCCTTGGTAGCTACGGTGTGCCGCTGGCCAAGCACATCGGAGACCCGACCTCCTCCAGCCCAGGCCTCCTTGCCATAGGCCTGACGGGCGCCGAAGAGCTCCTGGCTCTCGAACAGAGCCTGATGCAGTGCCTTGCGCACACCGGCAAGCTGCTTGTCGATATTTTTCTGATCGACACCCGCCTCGAGACCGAAGGCGCGGATCATGCTGGTGATACCCTCGAGCCGGTTCTGCGCCTCCTCGACGATCTTGGGATCGCCGACACCGCCCTCCAGAATCTTGTTGAGATCGGCTAGGCCAGCACTGTACTCCTTCTGCGCCTCGATGTTGAGGAAGGGCGCTACCTTCTTGCCGGCAGCTTCGATCCCGGCCACGGACGTGCGAGAGAGTTCAGGGCGAACCAGCGGCTTCTTGAGCCCGAGACCATAGGCGGCCTCGCGCAGATCCTTGGATGCGTGGAAGAGCGACTCGACCGTATCCGAGATCTGACGATGGAACGCGTCCTCGAAGGCAGTCATCTGCTGCCAATAGACCTTCTGGTTGGCCTCGAACACCTTCTTCTCGTACTCGGCCCTCCCGGTCGTGACCCACTTCTCGTGCTTGGCGAGGCGCTCGTTGGCCTCGCTGAGCTCTCGGTAGACGTAGGCCAGGCCCTTGATCGCCCAGTAGACAGCCGCGATCACTCCAACGACCCAGATGAGCTTGCCGGCGCCAGATAGGAGCATGCGCGCGCCGCGCCACAGCCAGGTGCCAGCGCTCTTGGCGACTGTGGCCGCTGCTCCGCCCAGGCTGCCCAGGCTGCCGGCACCCGACAGGGCTCCACCGATGCCCCGGAGCAGGCCCCCACCGCCCGCTCGAGCGGATCGATAGCCCTCAGCCATGCGTCGGCCGAGTAGGCGCCCGGCGCCAATCTGCGGGCCTACCATCTCTCCGGCAGCACCGACAGCCTTGGATGCCGTGGCGAACGACAGCAATCCTCCTGAAGTGGTGGCAGCCGACTTCCCGAGCCACTCCATGGCCACTGCCACCAGATGAATGGTGCCCTTGATCATCGCAAGCCCGGCGATGACGGCGACGTAGAGTCCACCTCCGATGGCCAGAGCGCCGAAGGTGTTGCGCAGGAACCAGGAGAAGGTACCCATCTCAGTGAAGGCCTTGCGCACCCAGTCTGCCATGGCAGCGAGGCCCTTGATCACCGGTGTCAGGATGGGCACGACGCCTTCCATGAGCGCGGCAAGCATGGCGTAGAAGTTGGTCGTGAGCACCGTGAGCTGAGCACCAAGCGGCTTGAGACCCTCCTCGTTCATGGTTTGGAGGATGTTGCCCGTCTCCGAGGATGAGAAGTTGAATTGGTCAAAGACATCCCGAGCGTTCTTGCCACCATCGGTCAGCGCTTGCAGCAGGGCCACGACGGGCTTGACTGCTCGCTGGCCAAAGGCACGTGCAATGGCTGATGCGAAGCCGGTCAGGTTGCCTTCGTTGACCTTGAAGCTGTTGGCCATCTGAACGAAGACTTCTTGCAGATCGACTCCACCTTTGGGATTGGTAGCCGTTGCCAGGTTCACCCCGAGCTCTTGCAACGCGGCAGCACTACCTTTGGTCGGCTTGAGCAAGCTCACCATCACGGACGACAGGCCCGTGCCGGCGCGGGCGGCATCGCGGAACCGCGAGACGGTCAGGGCGTAGACGGGAAGGATCTGGTCCCATGTGGAGCCAGAGAGCTGGGCCGCGCTGGCCATGTTGATGAGGCCCTTGTCCATCTGGTTGAGCTCTAGGCCCGCCGCACGTGCGGAGAGCACCCACTGACCAAGCGCTCGTGGGAGATCGTCGGCGCTCACGTTGTAGCTGCGGAGGATGGTAGAGGCCGCCTTGACCGTGCGCCCGATGTCCTTGTCGAAGTATGTAGACGCGAGTTCCATCGTCGGGATGAGAGCGTTTGTCGTCGCGCCGACGTTGCGCAGGGACATGTACAGGCTCTTGGCGCCCTCGATGGCCTCGGTGGGAGAGAAGGGTGTGACACCTGCCGCCTTGATGGCCGCCTGGGACATCCGCCGGGTCTCGTCGGCATTGAGCCCTGCCGCAACGGCCATCCTCGTGTTGGCGTGCTCGACCTCTAGTGCCGGTTTGATCATGCCGGTGATAAACGTGGCCGCCTTTTTGGCCACGATCATGGCGTTGTAGGCACCGGCGAGCTCTTTGAAGGAGCCCTTGGTCTTCTTGGCTTGGTCTTCGAGTGCCTGGAGATCACTGGTGGCACTCTGCGTCGCACCCGTGAGCTGATTCTCGCCGCGAATGACGTAGCTGATCGTATTGGTGATATTCCGTGCCAAGACGTTCTACCTCCTCGCAGCTCGGACGGCGGCTACCTCCTTGCTGCGAATCTCTTCAAGTCGGTTTGCCAGGCGGTCGCGCCAGCGCACCGGAAGATCGAGAGCGTCCGACCAGCTGAGATTCAGGTTTGTCACGTGCGGATGCTGACCGCACACGTTGATCATCATCTCTAGCCAGTCTTCCTCCCCGTAGGCGCAAAGCGCTTTCGGCTCGAAAAGAAACCCGCCTCGAAAGGGAGGACCACGCTCTGCACGTTGTGGCACTTCGGGCACTCAACGTCGAAGTCTGTCTTGACACCACCCTCGATCTCGTCGGTGGCGTCGAGGAGAGCGTCTGCGATCATGGACTCCATGTCCTCGACGAGCGAGACGATGTCGAACCAGGCCGTCTTGCCGTCGAGCTCGACGATGCGTCGGGCCAGATGGTTCGTGAGGACCTTGGACTCATGCTCAGGACCGAGGCCGGCGAAGAACATCTCGTCGTCACCCGTGAGCAGGCGACACTTGGCGATGCGTCCGTCCTTTAGGGTGATCGGGAATGAGGTGTGGGCCTTGGCCGCCTGCCGACCCGCATCGGACACGGGGATGACGTCGAGCTTGTCGAGCTCGACACCCCAACCGAAGTTGTGCTGGCAGCCCGAGCACATCACGCGGAACTCATAGTCCTTGCCGTAGGACGCAATGCGAAGCTGGATGAGCGCGTGGGTTCGGTCGGAGGAGAGGGCCGAACCCCAGAGCATCTTGCCACTCTGAAGATCGTAGGGACCGGGGTCGTCCGTCTGGACCCAGCACGACTCGAGGATGCGCGTGATGACCTGACCGGTCTTGGTGAGCTTGCGGTCGGTGAAGAGCTGCTCGTCCTTGACCTTCATGCCGCGGATGACACCGCGGAGCCCGGATGGGCAGGTGATCTCGTGTGCCATTCTCTTTACCTTTCTATACCTTATGTGTGAGAGAGGGCCGGGGAAGGAGGGTTTCACCCCGGCCCTCTGCTCACGGGTTCACCACCCACCGTCTAGATGGGTTCGCGGGTGAAGAAGTCGAAGCTGATCGTGAGGGACTCGATCACGACCTCGTCGACCGTGTTGTCCCACTCGCCGGCCACGAACTTCTGCACCCACGCGTTGTGCAGCCAGTACTTGGCCACCGGCTTATTCTCATCGGCGTCGCGGTCCATCTGGACGACCTCGATCTGCTTGAGGTAGCCCGGGACCTTGTCGCCCCGACCTCTGGTCGGGAACCAGGTGATGGTGGCGTTGGCCACCTGCAGGCACCAGAGGTAGAAGGACTTGGACTTGGAGGCTCCGCGCTCCAACGTGATGTCGGCCACCGTGACACGCCCGGGGACCTTCCACGGGATGATGGAGCCACCCTCCCAGTACTCGATCTTAGCGATCTCGTAGGAGAGCTCCGAGCACTTCTGGAAACCGGCACTCCACGCGGGGTCCACGCGGACCAAGAAGAGGTGCTTGGGGAAGAGCTCTCGCTGACTTCCGATGACGTTGATTTCCATCTTCGTTATACCTCCCCGTCTGTGAGAGATTCACACGGCTGCCGTGGGACCTCTTAGACGGAAGCTAGCTCCTCTTCGAGAGCCCTTGTGTCCTTGGTGACCATGATGATGACGAACTCGGCCGGCGTGTTCGTGGCGAGCCCGATGCGCAGCTTGAGCTGCCCTGCTCGGACGAGCGACGGTGGGTTCAACCCAGGACCACAGTCGACGAAGAAGGCCGTCGCCGGATCGTTGGAGGCGAAGGAGCCCTTGAGCATCCAGCCGTAGAGCTCGGCGAAGACCTGCTTCTCCACGTCGGCTCGCAGCGTCGGCGTGTTGTTGCGGTGCCGAACCCACTGGAGCCCCGTGTTCATCAGGCGCTCGATGTGGCTCACGCCACGGCGCTCTCCAACCGACGGGAAGTTACCGTCGCCCTTGAGCGTTCTGGCTCCGTCGATGAAGATGCCGTAGCCCTTGAGCGCCGTGATCGGGTTGACGCGCTTGGGGAAGATGAGGTCGCGCTTCGGCTCGAGCAGGACCTCGGCGTTCTCCAGGCCGACGAGGCCCGTCGGCTTGCCAGCCTCGACGCCGGCCGGCTGGTAGAACGGTCCCTCGGTCGCGGTCGCGTCGTTGCGAGCCATGACGCCCGCGATGTAGCCCGACGGGCAGACCGTGATGTTGGGATCGACGCCGTAGACGGCCTGCGACGGGTTGAGGATGAGCACCCGCGGCCAGTAGAGAGCCGCGTACTCGAGGCCGAGCTCGCCCTCGAGCGTCTCCTTGTAGGTCTTGATCTGCAGCGCCGAGTAGCCGGCGGGCGGGTCGAGGATGGCGAAGACCATGCCCTGCTTGTTGGCCCGGCAGTACTCGATCATCGCCGCGTGGAAGGACGTCCCCGTCCAGTCCGGGCAGGCGAAGATGCTAATCTCGTCCGAGGTGTCGAAGGCGTAGAAGCCGGTCCCGGCTCCAACGTCTCCGATGAAGTCCCAGACGCCGAGGTTCGTGAGCCCATTGTCGCCCAGGGTGGTCATCGATGCGCCGGTCGTGTTGCCTGGGCGACGCTGGGCGTAGGAGCCCACGGCGAGCTGGTCGGTGAAGGCGAGCAGGATGGAACCGCTGTCCACGTTGTTCAGCACAGTCTCGCAGTAGCGACTCTGTGCCGGGTCCATGACCAGGTTCGGGAAGCTCTCCTTGACCACCGTGCCGATGAGCACCTGCAGGTTGAAGGCCGCCGCGTCGCCATTCGAGGCGTCGGCGATCTTGACCTTGACGTTGTTGACGTAGGCACCTGGGGTCTTGCCTTCGGCGAGCAGCGTGTCCACCGCGACTCCCGAGGAGCCGTTGTGCAGCGAGTAGTCGGCGAAGCCGAGCTCGCTGTTGGCCGTGCCTCCGACCCGGACCTGCAGGCTGGCCGTGCCACCCGTCGCGACGGTCGCGATGTGCAACTTGAGCCCCGAGGTCTGCGTGACGACGACGCCGGAGTTGTTTGTCCAGGCCGCCTCGATGCGCGCCTTCACCTCGGCGAAGGTCACGGAGCTGATGTCCTGCACATTGCCCGTGCCATCCGCCACCGTCGTGGAGAATCCGAGGGCCCCATTGGCCGTGCCGCCGTCGACCTTGACGTGGGAGCCCAGACCCTTCTTGTCCGAGCGGATGGTGACCTTGGCACCCGAGGAGCTGGTAATGGCCGAAGCACCCAGGAGCGACGAGTTGATCTTGGCCGCAACCTCCTCCGCTGTCGCTGCGGAGATGTCCACGAAGTCGGCGGTGTGGAAGGTGACCACCTGCGCGGTCGCCTGTCCGTCGATCTTGACCTGCAGGTCCCAGCCATCCGTGAGGTCGTAGGTCTCGCCGGTGGCGTTCTCGAGCGCGGCGGCGGCGGCCTGGAAGGTCGCCGTCTGGTCCCCGCCACCACCCACCGAGCCGACCATGGTGTCGTTCGGGTTGAGTGGCCACGAGCCGGAGATGGTGCCCTCGACGTAGGCTGGAGCGGGCGACGTCGTGCCGGTCTGCAGCATGGCGTGCCCCTTGGTCGCCGTGGCCGTGCCCTTGTCGCGGTAGTCGGTGAAGTGGCAGGTGCGGGACACCCAGCACTCGCGGCCACCGTTCAGGAAGAAGGCCCGGACAGCCAAGGCGAGCTCCCGTCCGGCGACGAAGGACCCGAAGATCCTCTCGTACTCCTCGTAGGAGCTCACCAGGGTGCGCTCGGCGATGGGCCCGCGCTCTGCGATCCCCTGGATGCCGAGCACGGCGGTTGGAAGGGTGGGGAAGGACTTGATGTTCGGCTCTTCCTCACCGACGATAACCTTTGAGGAAAGTAGCTCTGTCATTGCTCTGCCTCCAGGCTTCGGGCGACGGTGTCTACCCTACCACATTGAAATTGTTTCCACCAGAGTTCCCTGTAGTTTCTGTACCTCTTGGTGCATCGTCTCCACAGGCCAAGTCCGAAGACTCGGTGGCAGGTAGACGACCGGCACCCGGCGCACTTCAACGGTGGCCAGGAACGTGTTCAGGTTCGAGTTTCGGTCCCCAGCACCCATGGACGGTTCATCAGGCATCGCAAAGGGCATGCGGATGTTCACCCCGGCTGGCACGTCGGCGGGGATCACGATGTAGCCGTGCTTGCGCACGAGCTTGCGCGCGGCACTCATCAGGGCCAGGTACTCCACCTCGAAGTCCGAGGAGCCCATCACGTCGAAGATGACCGTGTGCATGGTGGGCGCTGGCCAGCAGAGAGCACTGCCGTCGGGCTGGAGTTCCCAGAAGTTCTCGTTCTCATACCCATATGAGTCTGGAATCGCTCGGGTATTCGTGAGAAACAAAGACGGAACCTTGGCCTTGTTGATGACGATACCGTCAGGGGAGTAATCGGTCGAGACGTGGATGCCACCCTCGAGAACGATCTCGCGCTTGATGAGCTGGATGATGGCCCGGGCGATGCGCGCGAAGGGCGACTCCTTGCCCATGGTAGGCATGCGGAGCGGCTCGCGCTCATAGGTGTAGGCCTCGGGGACGAGCACCTCCTCACCGGCAACGGGACTGCCAGCGTCGTCGATGTTCTGGACACGGACGTTGACCGGGGGAAAACGCAGGAGGTCTGCATCCAGCAAGCAGGGCGGCGGCTCGACGCCGAGCACGGTGCTCGACCACATGTTGACCGTCGGTGCGGCAAAGCCGCCGAAGAGCACGCGCACGGTTTCCAGCACTGGGCCGCCGATGTAGCCATAGGCCGGAGGGGTCACGAGCCGGAAGTTAGTCCCGACGATCTCGATGAAGTTCCCGCCCGCGGCAGCGCCGTGGTTGGGAGTGATCGAAGTGATGGTCGGCACAGCCATCTCACGTCACCGTCACGCCACTACCCAGAGTTTTGAACAGCACACGCTCGAACGATTGCACGAACTCGTTGAAGAACAGGGTCTCGGCGTAAGCGTCGAAGACCATCTGCCAGAGCGGTCGCGCTTTGATCACCGTGGAGATTGTGTCTCCTGTCGGCTCATCTCCTTCATCCGTCTGCATGCGCCCACCAGCTCCCTTGACCCCCGTGGACCTGCCAAAGAGGATCATCAGGTAGGCTCGCATGCGCTTGGTCACCGGGAACGTCCGGGTCCACCCTGTCTCGTGCATGACCGCGAGCTGGTCGAGCGTTCGTGCGCCCGAGGGGTTGTTGAACGCTACGGGCACACCGCCAGCGACTCCGACGATATAATTGTAAGTGTTGACCTTCTCCCAGTCGACTGCTCGAGCCAGTTGACCCGAGCGCCAGAGGGGTTTGGTACCACCGCCGAATGGCGGAACCGCCGGCCAGGTGCCTTTCAGCTTGCCGAGACGTCGCTTGGCTCGAGTGAGCTTCGCGATGGTCGGCAAGCCCGCCTTTCGACCGTGTTGATAGGCCGACTTGACCTCACGCGCAGCCACGCGTGCACAGCGCTTGAGACCTGCGTCGAGCGCGCGGCCATGCACGCGCTTGATGTGCTGCAAGATCTCTTGCATCTCATCCTGACTCTTGTCGATGGAGATGCTGAAGCTCCGCGCGGCCACTAGCTTCCCCCCTTCCGACGACGGGAGAGGAAGCAGATCTCCAGATCGTAGCCGTCGGGACCGAAGCCCGGAGAGCCGGGTTGGACCTCGGTGATGTACATGCCTGGTGGCGAGAAGGGCACCGTCACGACGCCCGGCTCGTTCCACTTCTCGATGCAGGAGACCCTGTCGTCGACCTTGATCAAACAGGCTCTCGACTTGGTGTCGATGAGTCCGAGGTCCTCGAGGTCGCGACGCCAGAGCACGATGTGGAACGTAGTCTTCGGATCGTTTCCCTGCACCTCTTGCAGGAGCTCCTCGAACTTGGGCGTCTCGATCTGACAAGGCACGCGCACGGGCGGCAGTTCCATGCGTGTGTCGAGCCGCTCCTTCTCGTCGGAGGCCGGACCTCCGTCGAAGACAAGTGGCTCGCGGAAGTCCTTGTCGTAGCCCGCCGGCACGCCGGGGTACGGACGCAAGTCTTTGGTCGCCGCTGGGTTCAGCCGGTGGATGACAGCCGTCGACTTCTCGAGGACGAGGCCGAGGCGGAACATCTTCCGGTTACCCTCCCGCCACGCCGATATGGAACGGCCGGCAGTACTGCGCGAGGATGCTGTCGAGTCGGATGTCACCCGTGAGCGAGAGCGCACTCGGCTTGAGTGAAGAGAGCCCGATGGACTGATCGCGCGTCTTGGCCGACTGCACGCGGTCGGGGAACCAGAGGAGTCGGTCCTCACCCATCGGGTCCTTGATGAACCGGTAGGCCAGGACGAGCACGACGTCGCGCAAGGGCTTCGGGATCTCGCCGAATGGGCCACCGTCGGGGTCTGTGTAGCCGAAGGCGCCGGTGATCTTGACGTTCTGCGAGCCGATAGGGAAGCGAGCCAGACCGTACTCGAGGAGCTCCTCGCCGGCAACGGGCAGGTACTCCACGATGGGATCGTCCCTGTCGTCAGGCGAGGTGACGCCCTGCAGGTGTCGGTTGTACGCGCGGATGCCTTGAAGCCCGATCTGCGTCTCGGTCATGATGCCGACGACGGGCGAGCCGCCGATGAGCATCATCTTGGAGATGCCGATGATCGGCATGTCGAGGAAGATCTTCCGCGTCTCGTGATGGATGGAGATGGCCATCTCGAAGTAGCGCGGGAAGAAGAACCGCATCGTGAGCCGGTCCACCTCGCGACAGGCCCGCTCGATTCCCATCTGGCGCTCGTGCAGGTCCCAGGCGGCGAGCTGCTTCTGCGTCGAGGGGATGTAGCTCAGGTAGCTGCCACTGGAGTGGAAGTACTTCGGGTCGAGCACCTCGAAGCAGTAGGACACCGAGCGCGTAGGCTGCGGCGGGTACCAGGGCGGAGGCGATGGCGGATACATGCTCATCCCCGTCGGGATCGGCGCCTGGAAGTGCCAGATGATCTCGTACGCCCCCGGGTCCATCTTCAGGGCGAGGGGGTCCAGCGGCGCCGCATAGTAGCCGGCGATGACCTTGTCACCACCGTCCTGGCCAAGGCGCATGTCGATGACGCCCTCGGCCACCTTGGTCGCGGAGCCATAGGGGCGAACCTCCCAGCTCAGCGCCAGAAGGTCCTTGAGCATCCCCTGTTCCTGGTAGAAGAAGGGAAGGAGTGGATTGGACCACGAGGAGACCTCGCCTCTTACGATGCCAGGCACCTAACCCTCCCGTGGTTTCGTCGAGCGTATCGCCTTCTTGATCCGCCGCACGCAGTCTGCGTGGCGCGCGCTTTCGGAGTTCGTGTAGTCGACCGAGTACTTGCCGATCTGCTGCTCGACGTCGAGGAACAGGAAGAGGAATTGCGGCGGTCTCCCGGGGCCACCCGCGCGAACCTCGACCATGTCCGCGATGACCATGTCACGCATGAGGCAGTAGGCGGCAAAGTCGAGATCGAAGACCTCAACCTTGCCATCCTCGAGGACGTGATAGGCCAGAGAACCCCCCGGGCGGAGCCCTCCTTTCGGCCTGGGCGACGAGCCCTCCATGACTCGGAGGCTACTCGCCTGGTTTGTCCTGGCCTCGGACATTGGGTCGAGCGGCTCCCTTCCGTCCGGCCATCACCTCGGCAGAGGTGACAGCGCCGGACTCGTTCGCGGTCCTCAGCTGCTCCCGTGGGGGTGGCAGGGCGGCGGCCCGACCGACCGGTGCCTCCGTGACCTCGGGGGCCGCGGTGACGACCGCCGGAGCGATCTGCTGCGCGGCCGGCCGGATGTCCACGGTCGGGGGCGGCGCGACGTCGCGCGGGGCGAGCTGCGTCCGGGCAGCGGCGCCCACGGACGCCAGGAACTCCTGCTGCTCCTGCGCCTCGATGAGCACCTTCTCCTCCCCGCTCACGATCTGGAAGAGGGGCTTGGAGTCGGGATTGTCGTGCTGCTGCAACTGGGGACGCAGCAGCTCGGCCAGCTCGGAGCTCACCCGGTACCAGTTCGGTCGCGGGCCGCCCATGTAGACCTGGCTCTGGAAGCTGTGCTTCTGCACAACGTATCCCCGACGAGGGGAGTAGGGGTGCAGCCTGGCATAGTTCTCCTGGTCGCTCATTGCTCTATACCTTTCCTTCACCGACGGGATGAGACAGCGACCCCCGGAGGCCGATTCCTCCGGGGGCCGGTCTCTCTCGCCCAGAGAGGCCGACCGACCTGCTAGTAGCAGGCGCAGGTCAGCTTGAACGTCACGCCGCTCAGGTTCGCGTGGTCCGCCGCCTCGACGCCGGTCGTGGAGACGACGCAGATCAGCTTGTCGTTGGCGACATCGTAGATCACGTCGTAGCCGCACAGGCCCGACAGGACCACGAAGGCGATCTCCACGGCCCGGCCGAGCTTGGCCTGGAGCAGCGCCTTGAACAGCGTGCCACCGGTCCGGTAGTCGCCGTCGCCCGGGAAGCTGATCAGGATGAGATCGAGCGGCGCCGACGCCGACTTCTTCTCCTGGTTGGTGACCGTGATGGTTCCGAGTGCCATGGTTTCCTTCCTCCATCTGCGGCAGGTGACTACGCAGCCGACGGCCTACCGGCCCATCGGCTGCTCATCCCTCACCGCTCAAAAGGCAGCGACTGGCTCGAGGCCGGTTACGCGCCCTTGAGGTTGTAGCCGCGGACGAACATCAGCTCCTCGGCGACCTTCACGTCGAAACGCACGCTGGCGACGACGATGATGACGCCGGCGGAGATGTCCTCGGCGATCTTGATCTTCACCTGGCGGTAGAAGCCCAGGTAGATGGCCCGCGGGTCTCCCAGGATGATCTGGGTGTTGCTCGAGCCGTCGACCGGGAACTCCGGCACCGAGTTGATCGGGTAGTCCGACCAGGTGACCCGCCCGGCCGTCTGGACCATCGTGTCGCCGAGCGGCGTCGCGCGGTCCGACAGGGAGTCCTTGTAGTCCAGCCGCGCCTGGCGGTTGGTGAAGTACTCGAGGGCGGGGTTCTCCGCGAACTCGTCCGGCATCGTCCGGTACATGTCGCGGAGGATGGTCTTGGTCAGCTTGACGCTGGCGCAGTTGGCGGTGAAGCTCGTGATCTGCAGCAGGATGCCGTTGAGCTTGGCGAGGACGGGGTCGGGCGAGGTGGTGTCGCCGCGGAGTGCCACGTACTCCATGTCGCGGCCGATGGCCTTCGAGAGCTCCTCGATGAGCGTGTCGCGGAACACGCCGCGCTCGATCTGGTCCTCGAGGGCCTCGTCGGTCACACGCATCTCGGCCTTGAACAGCTGGGCGTCGAGCGTGATCATGCCGAGGTTGGGCTTGGACCAGGCGGCCTGCGGCAGAGCCGTGCCTTCCTGGCCAGCGCGGAGCACGCGGTTCGCGAACCGCATCTTGTCGCGCTCTTCCTTCATCGCCCTCATCGGCGTGACGGTGACTCGCTGAAGCAGGACGGGCTGCTTGATGGCGAGCCGGATGAACTTGTCCGTCTGGGCCGGCTGGAGAAGACCGCCGCTCGTGAAGTCAGCGACTGCGATCTCCGCCTTCCGCAGGAGGGTCCTGTTTTCCGATGGCATTGCGTTATCTCCTTTGGACTCTTCGCTTTAGGGTTACCGCCACGAGCCGCCCTTACGCGGACTCACGCTTCGCGAGGGCCTCGCGGTAGGCGGGATCGTTGTAGTTCTGGGGGAACAGGAGGGCGTCGGTGTCCGGGTCCGGCTCGGTGCCGGTGGACGCCGGCGGCACCACGTCCTGGCGCGCCTTGGCGATCACCGCCTGCAGCTCCCCGACCTCCTTGAGCGCGTCCTCGAGGCGCTTGGCGACCGCGTCGAGGTCCTCCTTCTTGAGAGGGTTGGGGGCCGTCTGGGTCGGCGAGGTCGGCTTGGTGGTCTGCTCGGGGGCGACCACCGTGGTGGACCCGCCCGGGATGGACGACCCGCTCGCGGCGCCGCCCGGGGCTCCGCCCTTCTCCTCGGGCTTCATCTCGGGTGGCGGGGGTCCGCCGCCAGCCACGGTCTCGACCGGCTTGCCGCAGTAGGCGCAGAACTTGCTGTCCGGCTGCAGCTTGGCCTTGCAAGCCTTGCACTCCATGTTGTTGCCTCCTGCGGCCTTGGCCGCTTGCTCTTCCTCGAGCTTCTTCTTGGCCTTGGCTGCCGCCTCGTCCTCCTCGACCTTGGCCTTCTTGGCCTTCTCCTCCTCGGCCGCCTTTCGCTTCTTCTCGTTCTCCTGCTCCTCCTCGAGCTCCTCGGGAGTCTTGCCGGCCTTGGCGATCTCGTCCTCGATGTCGTCCAGGCGCCGGCTGGCATCCAGGAGCAGGCCGAAGTCGGACATCTCGACCTCGTCGGCCTTCTTCACGTTGGGGTACTTCTCCGTGAGTCCCTGGAGGAGGGTCACGAGGCTTCGGATCTCGCGCATGCCCTTCCCTGCCTCGAAGCCGGGAGCCTTGGCCTTGGAGGAGAGGGAGAGCGCGCGCTCGGACACCTCTCGAAGGGTCTTCGAGAAGGCGCCGCCTGCCGCCTTTGCCGTCTGCATCGGGCATCGCTCCTTCGCCGCCTTGACGAGGTCGTGCAACGCGCCGATCTCCGTCTTCACGGCATCTGATGGGTTCTTGCTGTCGGCCATCTTGGCCAAGGTGGTGGCGCGATCCGTCACCTCCTTCAGCACCTGGTTCATCGCCATCGCGTGGGCGAACCCCTCCTCGCCTTCCTCCGAGATGGGAGGCAGGTTCGGCTTGGACTCGTTCTTCGCGACGGAGTACTGCGCGCTCAGGCCGCCGAGCTCGTAGACCAGCGTCTCGATCTCGGCGTGGATGTCACGGGTCACGGCCTTCTCGGAGATGATCTTCTGCGAGGACTGCAGTGCCATCTCCGCCACGCCGATCATCTGGCTCCCGAAGTCGCCCTTGAGGGTGGGGTACTTGCTCGACACCCGCGAGTCCGGCTTGGGGTACTTGTTGGCCAGCTGGTTCAGCAGGCCGATGATGGCCGCGAGCTCGTTGGTCAGGTCGACGGTCGCGGGGTCGGTCTGCAGACCCTGGACGAGGGCCAGTGCCTTCTCGCCGATCTGCCGAAGCACCTGGCTCGCGGGCCCGATCTGGCCCTTGTCGACCGGGGCGTGAAGCCGCGTCGCCTCGGCGATGAGCTCTGCGAGCTTCTGGGGGTGGTCGTTCTGCGCGATGCCCTTCTTCCACTGCTCGATGGCAGAGGAGAGGTCCGAGAGCACCTGACTGGCCTTCTCCAGGTCCTCTGTGCTCACCACCATCGGGTTGTGAAGCTCGTCGCCGACGACTTCGAGCTCCTGCAGAGCTGCTCCCGACATTGTTTCCTCCTTGATCACTAGATAGCGCCGCTTGTTAGCGGCCCTATCGACAAGAGCGACAGCCGAGGGAGCAATGTCCCGCAGGCGACGCTTACCTTTGTTTCGCGCGGCTAGTGTAGACGGATCGATGGACATGAGTCAACACCTATTCAGCGCATACATGTATTAGAAGTCAAGGAGATTCTTCACGGAAGCGGAGGAAGCATCCTCATGGCCCTAACGGTTCCTTCTCGAGGAGCCGCGAAGACCCTGGTTTCGCGATCTTACCGTAACTCTTGAACTAGGGCTGTCCCCTCGATGCTCCATCCGGTGAGCCGGCCGTCCTTGATCGCCTCCCACAGCTTCTGATCGAGGATGTGCGCGCCGAGCATCCAGGTGCCCTTCTTGACGGGCTGGCCTTCAATCTCGAAGTCGACCGGCGCGATGTAGTTTTCCAGCACCTCGTACTGCGAGGACTGAAGTAGCGACTGATGCTGCAGACCCAGCATGTGGTTCTGCCGCATGAAGTGGAAGGCAGCCTGTCGGATGACTTCGGCGTCGTAGATGTCACCCTGCGAGTCGACCGTCTCGGGCTCCAGGACCACGCCGAGGACATACTGCTCGTCGGGCTTGTCCTTGTCGCTCGTCTTCTTCATGATCTCGAAGCGACCCTGGAAGTTCTTGACCATGTGGTCGAAGATCTCGTCCGCCGACTTCTTGATCTCGCTGTCGTCGAGGAGACCCATGATCTCCTTGAGACCGGAGGGCCGCTCGGCCGTCTTGTCGATCACCGTGGGGGTGAAGCCGCGGAAGCGCTTCTTCTCGGGGTTGGACTCATCGAGGAGCATCTCGGTGACTTCGATGCGCACGACGTCACCCACCTTCGCCGCGATCTTGGTGTTGAAGGTCTTGCCGGCCTTCACGTAGATCTTGCCCTTGACCTCCACCGTCTCGGTGAAGCGCTTGGCTTCCTCGACTGACACAGGGCCAATGGCGTACATGAAATTGTGCACGCCCGGCGAGTCCTTGACGGGATGCGCGTCCCAGACGATGCCGCGAATCTCGCGGATCATCTTGAGCTTGGCCATCGAGTCTGTCTCGCGCAGCGTGACCGTGGCCTCGGCGCTCTTGAGCATCGCGCCCTCGGAGCCGGGCACCTTCCTGGCCCACTCGATGGCAGCCAGGCACTCCTTCTTCGTGTGCACGAGCTTGTGCGGCGTGAGGACGAGCCGGGTGTGCTTGCCCTTGAGGAACGCGGCCAGGATGGGCAACCGCTCCTTGAGCGGCAAGGCCATCACGTTGCCCTTGCCCGGATCGTAGAGGATGTCGAAGACGTGCACGCGCACGTTGACGTCGCCCTTGGGTGAGGTCGAGCGGAAGTCGGCGAGCTCGCGTCGAGGCACAGGCGCGCCTTCGGTGGTGACGGCCATGAACTCGCCGTCGATCACGTAGGGTCCCTTGAGCTTGCCGAGCTCTTCCTTCAGCCCGGGCAGGTGATCGAGGAAGTTCGCTGGCGCGCCCTTGGCCCGCCAGATATCCTCAGAGATCATCAGCTGGCGACCCTTGGCGTCCTTCTGCATCGAGGCCCTGAAGCCGTTCCACTTGGGCTCGATGTAGATGCCGACCTTGAGCACGGCCTCGGTGGCAAAGTCCTTGAAGAGCCGCTCCATCTCCGTCGAGTGGAACTCGTTGGTCGCCCGCGGCGCGACCTTCATCGGCTTGTAGAAGGCCAGTGGACGAAGGCGCTCGCGGTCGTGCGTCTTGTCGTCGCTCGGCTTGATGTTCGCCGGGTCCCAGACCTGCACGTCGGCGAGCTTCTGCCCACCGGCGAGTGTCATCGTGCGGATGCTCTCCTTCTTCTCGACAGGGTCCTTGCCCCGACAATTCGTGCATGGTTTCTTGCCCTTGTCAGTATCATCTTGACCAGTCCTCGGATGTTCTATATCCTGACTGGCGGTGCGGGAGGGTTGATGCTTATGTAGTATATCCCCTTGTGCCCCGAGGTCAGCCGAGAGGTAGTATTTTGTGATCACACGCTTGAAGGTGTGATCTACCATCCTCACGTTCGAGTCGTTGAAGAAGCCCTCGGACACGAGCTCATCGCGGATGCCTTTGCGCTCCTTCTCGTCCTTGGCGTGCCAGTACTGCCACTGCTTGGGCACGGCCGACTTGAGCCCAGGCGGCAAGCAGGCCCAGCCCTGGGGTGGAATCCGACCGACGGTGACCGCGCGTCGCTTCACGACTGACGGCACGAGGCTCTTGGTCAGCATCGCGATGTAGTAACTCTCGCCCTCGGGCGTCTTGCGCCCGGCCTCGGCCTCTGGATCGTGCGCCGGTCCGTGACCGGAGATGATGCGGAAGGTGAGCAGGCCGAAGAACTTCGGGTCGTGCTCGAGGAACCACTCCTGGAAGTAGGGCTCGGTCGTGCCGCGGGACACCGTCGGCCTCGCCAGGGACACCATGAAGGCCTTCTTGAGCCGCGTCGCACCGACCGTGCCTGGAGCGAACTCCTCGGCGTTGATCCGCAGCCACTCCTCGGGCTCGGGCGCCTTGGGCGTCGCGTAGACGCGGGCGTTGACCAGGGGCTTGTTCCACTTCGAGCCGTCCCTGTCGAAGCTCGAGACGAAGGCCTTGGCCTCGGCGAGCGTCTCGAACTCGTGAGAGACCCCTGGCTTCTGGATGGCCAGCGTGTAGCCGGCGAGCATGGCGCCCTGCTTGATGCGCAGGTCGCCGTGGATCGACTTGCCGCGGATGTGAGCCTGCAGGACGGCCGGGAAGGTCGTCTCCTTGGCCGGGAGCCTGGTGTTGAGGTCAGCAGCCTTTTCGAGCATGACCTCCAGCGGGTCGTAGAGCATCCCCGCGTCGCGCATCTCGATGACGGCGCGGGAGTCGTCGCGGCGTCGGACGACGAGGTCGTAGAGCGGCACGTGGGCGGCGAAGGGGCCAGCGGCCGAGACGTCGCTGGCTGGCGCGTCGGCGCCGTGGTAGCTCGTGCGGGATGAGAGCTCCGGCGGCAGCATGCGCCCCAGGCGCACCTTGACGATGTGCGCCGTGACCGGGTCGAGCGGTCCCTTGATGAGGATGTCTAGGTCGTTCTGCGACTGACCGTTGTTGGCCACGCCCCCGACGATGTGGATGAAGGGCGAGCGGATGAGGAACTCCTCGTGGAAGTGCGGCAGGACCTCCTCGAGGTGGATCGTGCTGGGCTCGTCGTCGCCCTCGGCCAGGTAGGACTCGCCGCTCGCGCGGCAGGGGGCGTAGCGGTTGGACGGCCCGGCCTTCTCGGTGGGCAGGGGCACACCGCGGCGGCGCATCTCCTCGACGATGACCTGCCGCGCGGTGGTCGCATCCTCCGGCGAGAGCCCACCGATGGGCGACGACTCCTTGCCCTCGGCCGTGCTGAGGATGCGCTCGAGCTCGAAGAGCAGCCGCTTGAGCTCGTCGTCGTGCAGGTTGCGGAGCTTGTCCGGCGAGATGCCACGCCAGGTGAGCGCCGGCAGCTGGTTGCCCTCCGGAGAGTTCTGGTGGGTGGCCAGGGGCGGCACGTCGGTGGTGGCCACGGCGCCACCACTGTGGGGCTCGTCTCCGGAGCTGTTGTTGCCGATGAGGAAGGCTCCAGAGTCAGTGTCGCCGCGCTTGGCCAGGGCATCAGGGAGCGTGACGGCCGGCCCGAAGCGACGAGAGGCCACGGGCTGCTTGAGTCGGAGCGGCGGGTCGTAGGACGCGATGAGCCGCAGCCGCATGAAGAAGACAGGCGACTCGGTCGAGAACTCCTCACGGGAGAAGGGGTCGATGCCCTCGCGCATGTCGTCGGGGATCTTGGAGAGGTCCGCGAACTTGACCGCGTTGTCAATCGCGACAACGCCCCAGACGTACTGGCCGTCGGCCTTGGTGGGCTCGAGTTCGTTGACCAGGAACTGCCGCTCGCCGGCGCGGCCCGTGCGCTCGAGGCGGGAGAGCATGCCCGTCTCGCGCTTCTCGTGCAGCAGCTTCATGTTGAAGGCCGGGTCCGGGAGCTTGAGCGTGGGCAGGCTGCCCTCGGGCTTCTGGAACTTCGAGACCTCTTCCTCGCTGCGCATGACCTCGGTGCGTGCCGCGACGGGGTCGCTGCTGTAGAGGTCGGAGCGCGGGCCGCGGTTCTCCGAGCCGGCCCCGTAGGGCGTCAGCTTGTCGTCCCACGGCGAGGTGGGGATCAGCGAGTCGCCCTCGCGGTACTCGGCGTCCAGATCCGAGAACTGCTGCAGCACCTTGATGGCGTTCTCGGTGATCGAGGCGAGGCGGGTCTTGGGCGGCAGGAAGGTGAGCGTCTCCTTGAGTCGTTGGAGCAGTCGCTCGACCTGGATGAAGATGCTGTAGTCGGCCAGCGGCTCGACGCGGTCCTGCTCGGACTGGGCCGGGCGCAGCTTGCAGATCTTCGCGTACTCCTCGATCACAGACTTGATGACGTGCGGCACACGCGCCATCAACTCGATGACCGGTCGGGTGACGGGCATCAGCTTGGGAGCCCGGCGGGCGAAGAGGTCTGCGATGGGCAGCACGCCCTCGGCGATGACGCGGATGCCGTGGGTCTGCTTGATGACCTCGACGGGCAGCTTCTCGATCTCGTCATCCCGAAGGTCTCGCTTGAACCGGGGCTCGTCCACGACGCCCCCGTTGCCACTGGGCCGCTGCCATTCTCGTGGCTCAGGGAACGCGGTCACCTTCTCCACCTGATGCGCGAAGAGGCGCCGGGCCGTGGGCCAGAGCTTCTTACGCTCCTCTTCGGTGATGCAGTGCTCCTTCTCCCGCCGACGGAACTCGGCGATGGAGATGACCTTGTGGCGTGACAGCTTGACGACCCCGTGGACGTGGCTGTCATCGGCCATGTAGAGCTCGTTGCCGCCGACGTCGATGGGGAGAGTCTTGACGACGAGCGTCTTCTTGCCCGCGATGATCATCCGCGCATGATGCGACGATAGGATCAAGGCGTGCTTGGGCCCCTGCGCCGCGGGACGAGTGGTCTTCACCTCCTCGAGGGAACGGGCAACCTCTCGCGCCTTCTCCGCGAGCTCCGTCAGTTTGTCGAGAGCGCTCATCGCTTTCCTTTCGCTCGGTGCCAGCTGGCCCCGCGTGAGACTGAAGACCGCCCCATCGCGGGCGAGGTAGATGGTCACGTGCGGCGCTGCCTCGTGGAACATCTTGCGCGCGCCCGTCTCGCCAGCCTCGGTGATCCAATCGCCGAAGTGCGAGAAGATGGCCTGCTTCACACCGTGCTTGCCCACCCAGCCGAGCTGCGTCGTGATGGACGTGTGGCCCACGACCTCCCCGCGTAGACGACGCACCATGCCCCCATGGAAGTAGGAGGCATCCCCGAGGTACACGTCGAGCCCCTTGAAGAATTGCTGACCGAGACCGACGGAGATGACGTCGGAGACCCAACCGATGATGCCATCTTCTGCGGTCTCGATCTTCAGGGCGATGGACGGGGCCCTGGTGGAGTGCTGCGTGTGGTACGCGGTGACGGTGAGGTGGTCGATCTTCTGCGGAACGCCTTCCTTCAGGATGCGCCGATCCTTGATGCCCTCGTAGCCCACCTTCAGCGCAGCGTCCGTCGACTTGGACATGAAGACCGGCACGTCGACGGCTTCTCCCTTGAGACCCTCGACATGGTCGGAATGGGCGTGGGAGAGCACGATGGCCGTGGGCGCCACTCGCTTCAGGTCACCCTGGTGGTTCTTGCCGAAGTCGAAGAGGACGCGCTCCTTGCCGCTCTCCAGGAGCCAGGCCGTGTTGCCGTGGTGCAGACTTGTGCCTGTGACCGTCTCGTCGCCCTTCGTCCCGAGGAAGGTGATGCGAACCATGGGTGCCTCGCTAGGTAGGCGACCAGAGCTTCTTGTCGCCGGCGGCCGGGTCGTACGTGACGCCGTCGAGCTCGCAGCGCAGCGCATGCGCCATCAGGTCGACGGTGCGCTCCATCGAGTAGCCGAGGTCTCCACGAGCGTGGCGCACCCAGGCCTCGCAGATGCGGAAGCGGCGCTTGATCTCGTCCCTGGTGGGGTGGATCGTCTTGAAGGGCTCGCGCTGGGCGTCCTCGGCGAAGCTCCGCCAGATGACGTGCTCCGTGGCCACCATGAAGACCTTCAGCTCCTCCGCGTTGCGGTAGAGGGCCGCGAAGGGCTTGTGGTCGATGTCGGCCACGTGACCGGCAAGCTCTGCCGGTGTGAGGACCATCCTCCCCTCTTCCTTCTTCTCGTCGCTCACGGTTCCTCTCCTATACCTGCTAGGTCACCTCCGATGGGAGGCAACGCGCGCCCCACCGGGCGCGGCATGCGCGGCACCTGCTGGCCGCCGTTTCGAGTCTTGGTCTTGCCTGTGTCCTTGCCCCCCCGACCGCCATCGTTGCGCGTGGGCCGCGGGCGCTCGTCCATGTCCTCGTCGGCCGGTTGGTTCGCCGGCGGTTCCGACTCCAGCGCGTAGACGTCGCCACCGCCGCGAAGCTGCGCGAGGAGCAGCGGGAGCGGCCGGTTCGACCACTCCTCGGAGACCACGGCGAAGGCTCTGTTGAAGATGTCTGCGGCGAGCTGACGAGCCTCGGACGGCAGGAGCACGCCGACCTTCATGAGGCGCTCGATCATCATCGCGGTGGCCTCCGGATCGCGCACGAGCGGCGAGTTCGAGCGGAAGGTCCAGAAGGTGATGCCGAGCTCGGCCATGATGTGCCGATCCATCCACACGTCGAAGCTGTGGCGCTCGGGCTCGAAGACTTGCTCCTCGGCGAACTTGAGCGAGGCGATGGCCGTCGCCCGGTTGATGTGCTGATCGTCACCGCGGAGCAACCGTGGGAGTCGGAAGCTCTGGGCGATCTTCATCTCGTTCGCCTTGTCGTAGTCCTGGAACAAGGCGTCCTGCAGCTGCGTCTCGCGCAGCGGCACGAACTGGATCTTGGGAACCTGGCGCGGCATGGCATCGCCGCCCGAGCCCTTCTGCGACTCGGCCTCGATGACCAGGATGCGATGGATACCCTTCTTGCCCTTGAGATGCTCGTCGATGTACTCCTCAATCCGCTGCGCGACGCCCTTGCCGAAGCGACCTCCAGAGCAGAGCAGGGCGAGCGGCGGCACGACGTTGTTGTGGAAGTAGTTGAGGTTGACCTCGTCGAGCTCACGGGATCCCAGTACGGCCGGCAGGTTCGAGATCCAACGCGGCACGCCGTAGTCGTCGGCGGGCGTCGGGATGTTGAAGTGGACGAGCTCCGTGCCCGGCAGCGCGTTGCGCTCCTTCTTGAGCATGTCCTCTTCCGATGCGTAGAAGGCACCCGTCTGACGCGACATCACGCGCGGATCGCCGTACTCCTTGAAGTAGACGGGCTTGCTCTTCTTGCGGATCAGCATGTACTTGCGGAACCGGCGGAAGCGCTTGACCTCCATCCAGCTGATGTCGGTGACCTTGATCTTCTCAACGATCTCCACGTCGGCTTCGCCCTCGGGCATGAGACGGATGAAGAGAGGCTTGACGTAGTAGATGTTGGCGAGTTCCTTGAGCCGGTTGCGGGTGATCTCCCAGAAGGCGTTGCCTGTCACCTCGAGGTCCTGGCGCGTGCGCCGACGGAGCTCGACGAAGGAGAACTGCGGGCAGACATAGTTGAAGAAGGCACGGAGGCGCGCGTACTCGAGCCGGGCAACGCGCTGCAGGCCCGTCTTGCGCTCCTCGACCTCGGCATCGGTCGGCTCGATGACCTTGTCCGCGCTGATCTTGTTGTCACGCTGCGCGAGAACACGCTCGTAGAAGATTGCGTCGCGAACGCGGGTGTCCGCCTCGAGCTTCGACGACAGATCGATGGCCGGCATGAAGTGATGGCCGAAGGAGTCGATGTTCGTCAGGTAGGCCTCGACGCAGGGGCGGAGCCATGACGACGACTCGTAGATTCTGTAGAGCTTGACGAAGTCGTAGGGTGGCGAGAGCGCGCCGCCAGGCAGCCTCCGCTCGTCGTTGAAGACCATTTCGACGATGGAGGTGATGTCGACCCGGGAACCCTCGAGGACGTCCGCCTTCACCACCACGTCCCCCCGGTCGCGGGATGCTGCCGCGGATTTTCTGACTGGTTTGGCTGCCTTCGTAGACCTATTAGTCGCCACTTTGCATTTCTCCCGCGATCTGATACAAGGCTCGTGGTATCATAGGGGCCCCGAGGGGCGCAAGTCAAACGAAACTCGTTGTGTTCCCTGGTGGAAGCAATGTAATCTACTGCGGAACTCAGGAGAAACAAACATGACCGTGATCCTGCCACGCCACGACAGACCGGTAGCCATCCGACACCAGCTCAAGGCCGGCAACGACTTCGAGGGGCTCGCGCCCGCGGACGGTGCCACGCCACTCGTCCCGAGCTTCGACCACGACACCTGGAAGTACGCCGACGGCACCCACGGGGGCCTCTTCGACCCCTATCAGGACCCCTTCACCTGGCAGAAGCGGGACTCGCTGCTCATCGCCGGCGTGGAGCTCAAGCTCGGTGGGCAGAGCGCCTGGAGCTTGGCGCTCGTCGACCCCTTCGGCACCGAGACCGTGCTGCGTAAGGGCACCAACGAGACCTCGTTCGTCCAGGGCGTTCACGAGCTTGGCGCGGTCGTCATGCTCTGGGGCTCCATGTTCAAGCTGACGACGACCGGTGCCTCGGGCGCCATGGTGGCCACGCTGAAGTTCGGCCCGAACGACCGCTGCCTGGGCATGTCGCCGGCCGGAGAGTAGCGGCTCTGCTGTTCCGCTGCTCCGAAGGGGTCGAAACGCATGCGGCTCGCGCCGGGCATCCGTCGGCAGTTCACAGCCCTGGAACGCCTCGGCTCGGGGGACTCCACTCTCCTGCCCCAATCGATCCTAACGCTTTCTCCTGACGACGGATTTTCCTGGAAACAAGCTGACCTCCTGCTGTATGCTACCGGCACCGGCAGTGCAATCGGGAGGCGCGCGTGATCCTCCAGCCCGTCGCTACATCCGGCTCGGGGCTCTCGCGCTTTCGCCGAAACGTCCCGCTGCTCGGGGAGAAGAATGGGACCAACCACGTCTACACCACCCCTGAGAAGTTCTTGCGCTCCCCTTTTCAAGAGGTGGTGTACTACAACGGCTCGGCGCAGATCGAAGGATTGGGCAACGACTACGTGGTCAGCGAGAGCGCTCCAGGTACAGGTTATGACACGGTCACCTTCTCGATAGCCCTGAAGAGCTGGGAGAACCTGACCATCGACTACTTGAGGGCCTAGTCAGCTCGCAAAGGAGAAAAGGCAATGGGTCGCAACATCTTTCGGCAAGACACGCAGATCAGAAAGTCGGAGAGCTACACCGACAACATCGCGCCGAGCGAGGCCAACTACGAGACCGCGCCGGCCAACATCAACGACGATCTCAACACGCTGCGGTCGCAGGCGCACAACTTGCTCAAGAATCAGGCGGGCAAGTGGTACGACGATCTCAACGTGCCGTCGACGCTCGAGACCGGCGCCCAGCGCGGTGTGAACGACCTGAACTCCGCGCTGCACCTGATCGAGAAGAAGCGCGTCCTTCGCGATGTGACCAACGTCGGCGTCGACGTCACGGTCCCGGCGCAGGCGAAGTCGACCGCCAACCTGCTGCTCAACAGCGCTCCTCTCGATCAGGAGCTGGTGACCATCGGCACGAAGTCCTACAAGTACGTGACGGCCGCCCCGTCGGCCGAGGGCGAGGTCCTGATCGAAGTGACCGCCAGCGACTCGCTGGACAACCTCATCGCCGCGATCATGCACACCTCGGCGCCCGGCAAGTACCAGGCCGCCGCGGTGCATCCCGATGTCGTCGCCGCCGCTGGCGCGGGCGACTCCATGGACATCACGGCCAAGGTCTTCGGCAGCGCGGGCAACACCATCGCCACGTCGGAGACGCTCAGCGATGTGGCTTCCGTGTGGACCCAGACCCCGGCCACCCACATGATCAACGGCGCTGGCGACGTTGTCGTCCTCCAGGCGGGTGAGCTCCCCGACAAGAAGACCGCGGCGGTCGGCGTGGTGGCGACACTTGGCACTGTGCTCGCCTACAACGTGAACTTCACGGCGCAGTCGCTGGCCGAGGTCGCCGGTGGCACCAACGCCCTGAGCCCTCGCAACCTGATGCTGATCGTCGACGCGGAGACGGGAGATCCCCTCCTGTCCGGCGGTCGTGAGATCTGGGGCCTCTTCCAGTCCGAGTCGGCCACCGACGGCCACACGCTGACGGGGAACGTCGGCACCCGCGCGCAGATCACCTTCGTGCGGCCCACCGCCACCTTCGACGACCTCGAGTTCGTGCCCATCGCCGACATCGCGGGCAAGATCGTCAACTACACCACGCGCGAGCGCGTGCGCCTCGAGGACCTGACCGAGTTCGACTTCCTCCGCGGCGCCGTCGTCGACGTGGGCTCCGGCTCGGGCGTCATCGACCGGCAGCACGCCTACGACAACCAGGGGACCACCCCGGTCGAGCTGGCGGTCAACGCCATCCTCGATCTCAACGCGGCCGGCATCCACTGGGAGATCCGCGACCTGGCGAACGCCATCCTCCTCGACATCATCGAGGGCTCGGCCGGCAACAGCACCTTCCAGGTCGGGGCAGCCGTCGGCACCTTCGACATCAACGCCGTCCTCAACGACTTCCTGAACGGCATCGCGGTCGACACCGGCGCGGCCGGCACCAAGATCCAGGTCGGCGTCACGCCGAACCAGATCGACAGCGGCGGGGCACTGAACATCCAGACCGCAGCGGCCGGGCTGCTCAGCCTCCTCTCGGGCGGACAGCTCTCCTTCGCCGACAAGTGGATCCACGACTGGACCCCCGGCGCCCTGCAGCTCTCCGACTCCGCCGCCGAGTGGACCGCCTTCGAGGCTCAGTTCGGCGAGGTCTCCCTGCTCAACGCCATCACGCAGGCCGCCGCCGGCGGCGCGCTTCGCAAGGTCCACGCGACCGTGACCGCCATCGTCAACGCCACCAACAACGTCAGCCTCGCCGACGCCAACGTCGACGTCGCCTGGGGAGATCTCTCCAAGGGCGACTTCCTCGAGGACTACGACGTCTTCGTGAACGGCGCCTACAACCGCCCGGCCGCGGGCGCGACCGAGGACGTGTACCCCGGTTCCACCCTGGGGCCGCCGCAGGGCAAGCTCAAGTTCACCTACAAGCTCCACGTCGGTGACGAGATCGCGCTCTTCGACCGCGCCGCGTAGTCGAAGTGCAACAAACCTCGAGGGGACCGAGGAACTGTCCTCGGTCCCCTTCGAGCACAGGTAAAGGAGATTCACCGTGACCATCGAGAAGGCAGAGATCAAGCAAGCCACCTACAAGGAGGTCGGCGTCAGGGTCGAGGAGATGCTCGACCAGACGGAGCGTGCAGGGCATGAAGCAGCTGGCGCGCGCAAGGCGCTGCTGGCGCACCTGCAGAACCTGATCGGCATCCAGGCGGCCACGGACGCCGAGCTCGAGAAGAGCATCCCCGACGCAGCCACCCTCAAGCTGATCAAGGAGTGGCTCGGCAAGACCATCATCTCCACCCAACAGTTCTCTCGCCACTGGGGCAACGTGGAGCTGCAGATGGCCGGCGAGGCGGCCGGGCACAAGGCCACGCACGACATGCTGCAGAAGCTGATCACCATCTCCGAGGGTCAGCAAGAGACACTCAAGGAAGCCATCGCGCAAGGCGACGTGAAAGTGGCCGAGGATGGCGAGCTCGAAGCAGTCCCCGGCGCCCATCGTCCGGTCGGCGTGCGACCCATGAGCATGATGCAGCAGCGTCGAGCCGAGGAGACCGCGGCATCTGCAACGCCCCCGGCCGAGGCGCAAGAGGCGAAGTCCCGACAGGGCAAGGGCAAGGGCAAGGAAAAAGGCAAGAAGTAGTGATGAGCCCGACTCCCGACAGGCACCCAGGTACGCTCGAGGAGGAGCGGCTTCGTCTCACCTACGACGAGGGCAAGACCGCAGACGTGCCTGGAGATGTCGTCTTCGACGGCACCAGTTTCTCCATGCGTGATGCAACAGGTGCGTTCAACCCGCGGCTGGCCGGAACGCTCTGGAAAGTGGATGGGGGAGACCTGGCGCCGCTGAATGATGGACGCGGGGTCATCCTGACGCACTCGGACGGTGTGCAGAAAGCGCTCATCAAGCGAAACGGCGGGAACCTCGAGATCACGGTCTACGGGACGGACGCCCAGGCGCTCTACAAGAACACCCGCGCGGAGGTCACCCAGCTCGGGGGGAATGACGACTCGGTCTACTTCCGCATCCAGAACTCGGACGACGACGTTTGCGCGGAGGTCTACGGGGACAAGTCCGCCCGCTTCTATGGACCGCTGACTCAGGGCAACGCCGGGTCACTGGCATCCGCCCCGGACTCCTTCGCTCAGGGGACCGACAACTCGGCTGAGGGGGATGCCTCTCATGCCCAAGGAGTCGCTAGCCGTGCAACCAACCACACCCAGCATGCGTGGGCAGGCGGCTGTCTGGCAGAAGCGGGAGACGCCCAGGCTTCACACGTGGTCCTGCGTGGAGCGACGCCGGGTGTCGCGGTTGGAGAAGAGATCGAACTTCACTTCGGAGCAGCTGGTACTGATCGGCTTGGACTCCCACCGCGGGCCTGGAACATTCTCATCGAAGCCGTGGCGTCCAGCGGGGACGACCGGATGTGTATCAAGCAGATGCTGCTGGCGAAGTCCTGGATCGGCCCGCTCTTTCGCGCCGGATTCTCGGTGTCCGCATTCGGGATGCAGGAGAAGTTGTACACGGAAGACGCCACGAGCTGGACCTTGAGGGTCGCCGCGATTCCATTCCCAACCAACCAGACGCGGATGGGAGTACTGTTCTGCACGGGCGCATCGCAGGCAGCGGTCAACGTGGTCTGCAACATTCGCATGATCGAGATCAACGAGCCGGGACATTGACATGCTGATCACTGCCTCCTCTCAGCTTCCAGAAGTGACCGTTGACCGAGAGATTGGGATGAACACGGTGCTCAACAAAACGCTCTACTTCATCCCGCTAGGGGAACACTTCCTCGATGCAGAAAGCGAGACAGAGCTGGACTACGGTGGGGCGACTCACTATCCAGGGGACGGCTTCTACTCCCACGTTCATCGGAGCATGTCCCTTTGGATGAACGTCACCGATACCATGATCGGCATCGCCCTGACCACACCTCCCCCAGCCGGGGTGGCGCTCAAGCTGCGCTGGAAGCAGCGGCTCATCCTTCATACACCTCCGTCGGTTCTCCTGGTCCATTGCCACCAGGTCGGTGGTGTCTGGGTCCCAGACTACACCGTCGCCGGGTGGAGGCAGGATGATCCGCTTCTAGCGCCGAATGCCATCCAGGTCGCGCTTCCCCCGGAGGGCTACGCGGTCGAGTGGTGGAGGCTGACGAGGCAGAAGGGCGGTGACCATGGAGCGGGAACAGGCTACCGCGCCGGCCGGCGCTACCTGCCTGTTTACCGAGGGCCAGCCGCCGGTACTGACAATGCTGGACTGTTCCTGCGCGACCAGTTCGACCCGGCTTCTGACTCAGCTCCCTGGAGGCACTACCGAGTGTGCTACTACAACTTGACGAATGGAGCACGAAGCTCTCTCTCGTCTGAAATCATCATCTCAGCAGGAACACATCCAGATCAGCACAACGGGCGTGGTCCTAGTAGATACAACCTTTGGATCAACAGATGAGGTGGTCGCTTGAACCCTGCAAGGAGAGTCTCGCCGTCAGTAACGATCCTGTGCGGAGTCTGCAATAGGCCGCTTGCGCCGTCTATTCCTTGCAGGGTTGAGGCGATCACCGAAGAGAGGAAGCTATGAAGGTCACACTGTCCAAGCCGGTCTCGTGCAAGAAGACCGTGGTGGGAGAAGTCACCGAGGCCGAGATCGTCTCCTTCACCGACGACTCGATCAACCAGCGGGTGACCTGCGTGTGCCGCCTTGGAAGTCAGAGGCAGAGCATCCTTCTATGGGAGAAGGAAGCCTATGCCGCGGCGGGGCAGTACACCGACACGATGGTGGCAGCTCGGCTGGACGAGCTTCTGACCGCTGAGCTGCCGCCGGCGTGAGGCACTGTGCCGCCCAAGACGTTCGTGCTGGAAGGCTCGGTGTGGACAGTTAGCGTTCTGACGTGCGGCTACTTGGCCACCTGTGCCGCGCCGAAGCTGTTAGTGGCAAGTGAGACCATCGGTGGCTTGTTGGACGCGGCGTGCGATGCCCTAGGCATCTCGAGGGTGACGCTGACCGAAGCGGTCACGAGAGTTGAAGGAGAGGAACCAAAATGCTGATCCTGCTGTTGGTCCTATTGGCCTCCGCCCTCATGGGCGGAGTCTGGGGGCATTCCCGTTGGGGCTACGCCGGATGGTCTCCCCCTTGGGGTGCTCTTGGTGATCTTGGTGATCCTATGGCTCACGGGAAATTTGGGCCATCTGCACTGCGGACGTTGGCGGTGAGGTGAGGACATGGCGCAGCTGATCGAAGCTCAGGGGAACGCGACCCTGGCCAAGTGCAAGGGCGCGGCGGTCATCATCACCGCGGTGACCGGACTCGTGCTGGGCGTCCTAAACCACTTCCGTGAGGTACGGGACCCGCGCGTGAAGGACAGCTACACCGAGCTCTCCAAGCAGGTCCAGCTCGTCTCCAAGGACGTGCAGAAGCTCGACGAGGCCATGCGCCACCAGCAGGAGCAGATCGACGCCCTGATGGGCTACGCCTTGCAGAGCAAGGCCGACGAGGTCAAGGTCGCCGCTGCGAAGACCAGGCTCAAGGCCGTCGTCGTGCACCGGCCGCAGGCGCCGGCCAAGCCACCGCTGCGCTCTCCCGAGTCCTGGAACAAGGTCAGCAAGGGAAGGGCCGACTGATGCACTGCCGGTGCGACTACTGTGGGACAGTCGAGAGGAACGATACGACGTCATCCTACCCCGTCGGCTGGCTCACCAGGTTCATCTACAAGCCCGATGGGACGAACCGGGTGCTGCACTTTTGCAGCACGCGCTGCGCGTTCCTCGAGCAGGAGCGGGCGCTCTACATCGCGCCGAAGGAGCAGCCGTGCCCACGACCATGACCAAGGCCCCGCTGACCAGCTACGAGTACGAGGCTCAGGTGCTTCGCATCGTCGACGGTGACACCGTCGAGCTCTACCTGACGAAGACCTTCGAGACCATCGCCGACTTCGGCTTCCGCATCTACCACCGGATGCAAGAGACCGTCTCGACGCGGCAGAACTTCCGCCTGGCTGGCATCAACGCGCCGGAGCTCAAGGGCGCCTCGCACGCCGCTGGCGTGAAGGCATCCGAGGCACTCAAGAAGCTGCTCGATGTCGGCGCAGTCCGCGCTGAGACCTTCAAGCCGGACAAGTATGGGCGCTGGCTGGTCCGTCTCTACGTGAAGCAGCCGGACAACACCGAGCTCTGCGCCAACGACGAGATGATCAAGAACGGCAACGCAGTGCCCTACATGGAGAACGAATGATCGCTTCGGTGAACATCAAGACCGGCGATGCTGAACCCATCGAGGTCTCGATCACCGACTTCTTCGGTGCTCCACTCCCCGGCTTGACCACGATCAAGGCCAGGGTTCGCCGACTCTCTGACCTCTTCTACTTCGACTGGACCGACAACACCTTCCGCGCCGGAGGTTCGGTGGCCCGGATGCTCGAGGCCCTCACCCCGGTCAACCCTACCTACAGCCGAGGCGAGTACCATCTCAACACGGTCGACCACCCTGGCGCCTGGGACACCTCGAAGATTGCCAACCCGGCTGTCGACGACATCTACCACGTGACTGTGATCGAGGACGGCAGCAGCCTGGCCGGGAACGTGCCCCAGGTCGGCGAGATCAAGGTCGGTCGCTGGGTCGACCTGGTCGACGTGTCCGTGTCGTCCAGGGCCAGCCCCTCAGAGGTGCAGGCCGAGCTCCGCTCCATTCGTCTGCACACCCTGGTCTCGGTGAACCCAGGCATCGTGCCGCCCGCTACCGGCACCTACGTCCGGCAGATTCTCGACAAGGAGGATCGCCTGCTCGTCGGCGGCGACGTCTGCGTGCTCAAGCAGAGCTTCGCCTACGACCCCATCGCCGAGAAGCTCACCGGGCAGATCTGGCTCGAGAAGAACAACGCCGTCGTGCTGACCGCCGTCTCGGCAACGGTGAGCTGGTTCGACGCCGACGGCGTGCTCCTCTTCACGATGACCGACGCCGGAGCCGACCCGCAGGGCTTCTTCAAGGTGGAGAAGCCAACGCCGGGGCTCGTGCGGAACCGCTCCTACTACTCGGTGGCCACCGTGGCACTGCCCGGACTGGGCAACGTGATCAGCGGCAAGGGCGCGCTGACCATCGGGTAGCAGTCGCCATGCAGCTACGTCTCTACAGCGACCGGGCCGCGCAGATGCTGCACCTGTCACCCCACCTCTGGGGCGACACGCTCATCATGCCCTGCGACGTCGAGACGCAACCGCTCTGGCTCCAAGTCGTCGTCTCTGTCTACTACCCGGATGCGTGTCACAAGCTGGTCGTAGCACCGGATGCCCAGCGCGCGCTCTACATTCAACCCGAGGCGCTCGAGGGGCTGCGCATCTCGCCCGACGCCGTCAAGCACCTGCGAGATCAGGGCTACGCAGAAGTAGCGCTTGCCATCGCGCCAGACGCCTCTGTTATAGTGAGGCTCAGCACCGAGAACTTCGCGGAGAAGCAGTTGATGATCGGCGACCAAGCCAGAGCGCGAATCAGGCTGCTCCCCGACGGGTCGGCAGAGCTCTCGGTGGATCAAGACGCGGCCATCCGCGTTGGGGAGAGCCTCGAGGGTGAGAAGGCGCTCGAGGTCAAGCCAGACGCCACGGTGACGATCAAGCTCGACCTCTGCGACGAAGATGAATAAGGAGACGGCATGAGCGCCCAGTACGACATCACGGCCGAGTACCTCATCCGGTCCAGCTTCCGTCCCATTCATGCCGGCGACGACTACGACCACTCGTTCATGGTGGAGCGCCCGCCCGGAACGCCTCTCGAGCTGACCGGAGCCAAGATCTGGTTCACGGTCAAGCAGGAGGTCAGCCAGTCGGACGAGGAGGCCTTGCTCCAGTACACTACGGACGACAACAGCCAGATCGAGATCATCGATGCTCCCGGAGGAGCCTTCGTCATTCATCTCAAGAGCGATGACACAGGCGAGATGGCAGGAAGCTGGATCTACGACATCCAGGTGAAGCTCGGCACGGGGAAGGTCATCACCATCGCTCGGGGCGTGATCGAGTTCCTGCCACAGGTCACGCAGAACAAAACGTAGAAAGGAGTCTCATCATGAAGACCAGACACATTGCACTGCTCGCCGCGCTGCTCCTGGCTGCTCCAGCATCGGCCGACGAGACCAAGAAGGTCGAGGTGAAGGCTGGCAAGACCGTCAAGGTCGAGCTCAAGGTTCCCAGCAAGACCGAGGTGAAGATCTCCCCCACCGCACCGGTCACGCCCGCTGTGCCAAAGGCCGTGCCGGCGCCGGCCCCCGCGCCGGTGAAGGTGATCGCGCCCGCGAGTCAGCCCGCCATCCCGGTGGTCGACCCGGACGACCTGGGCGGTATCCTCAAGCAGATCTTCGCCTCGGCCAAGGGCAGCAAGTGGGCCCTGCTCGTCGGCTTCATCGTGATGCTGCTGACCTGGTTCGTGAACCGGATGCTCAAGCAGAAGATCCCGACGAACGTCCTGCCCTGGCTCGCCATCGGCCTGTCAACTGTCGCCTCGGTCGCCTTCGCCCTGGCCACAGGAGTCGGATGGCTGAATGCCATCATCGTCGGATTCCAGCAAGGGCTCGTGGCCGCAGGCAGCTGGTCGGCGGTGGGCAAGTACATCCCCGGGCTCAAGAAGAAACCCACCCCCGCGCCAGTCGAGCAACCAGCACCGCCTGACGAGAAGGCTGTCGGATGACGCGTATCATCCTCCTCTGCGCGCTGCTCAGCGCGTGTGCGCCCTTCCAGCTCCGGCCGCTGCGCTCGCGACCGGCCGCGGTGGCAGCAACACCAGACTGCCAGCGCAACGCGAGGCTCTACCTCCTGTATGGAGGCATCGCGGCCGGCGCGAGCACGCTTGCCGGGGCCAGTGGGTTGAGCACGCTGGCCAGCTCGGATGATCGCGTGCATCTTGGCTTGAGCATCACCTCCATCGCGCTGGGCGCCGTTGGCGCCGCAGCGACCTTCCTCGCCGGCTACTACGCCTCGACCTGGACGAAGTGTTAGTGACGTCGACGACGGCGACATGCTAGAATGGGTAGAGCCGACCGCCCACGGAGTAGGCGACCATGAGCTCGCAAGACGATGACAACGGCGAAGAACTAGGGTTGCCTTCCGATAAGTTGAGCATGATCTTGGTGCACGTAGGGGAGACCCGAAAGGGCATCAAGCGCCTCGAGGGCGACGTCCGCGAGGTCAAGGAGTCCATCTCCACCCTGCAGTCGAGCACCGTGCGCAAGGACGAGTGCGCACAGCGCCACGTGGTCGTCGCGCAGAGCATCAACAGCCTCGACACGGACCTCAAGGAGATCCGCGACGGCGTGCGCGAGATCAAGAAGAGTGGCACCGGAACCGGCTACGCCGCAGTGGACGTGCAGCCGCCGGCTCCGGCTCCCCTACCACCTGCGCCCACCACCTCGGGTGTCTTCACACCGCCCAAGGAGGTCGTTGAGGAAGTCCTCGATCAGCGCCAGGAGAAGACGCGCAAGAACCTGACCTTCTGGCTCGCCACCATCGGCACCGTCGGAAGCCTGCTGAGCGCCGGCGCGGTCGGCATCTACAAGCTCGTGAAGTACCTCGACCGCGTGGACCGAATGGTCGAGCTCAACACCAAGGAGTCCGAGGCCACCCGGCAGGAGATCAAGGAGCAGCTCAAGCGCGAGCTCCAACCCAAGGTCGTCTACGTGAGAGCCGGCACGTCGGACGCCGGTGTGGCCCCTCCACCCAAGCGCCCGCGGCGTCGGGTTCCCTAGCTCGTCTCCGGCACGTGGTAGAACTGCTCGAGCAGCCACCGGTAGGTGCCCTCGACGGTCACCTTCTTCGTGCTCGGGCTGCCCTTCTTGACCTTGTATCCCCACTTCAGGTGTGACCACCACGGGTGGTCGGCCGGGTGCAGCAGCTCCATGGTACAGCTCCAGGGCTTGCCGTCCGCACCGCCGTAGCACACCTTCACCCGCACCTCACACTCCCGCTGGTGGTAGCCTCGCCACATGGCTGCCAGGCGCGCCCACTCCCGGATGTTGGTCTGCGGGTCGTAGAGCTCAGCCTCGCGCCCCAGGAAGGTCGCCGAGCCGCGGGCCGCGACATGCACCTGGGTGAGCCCGAAGTCATTGGTCTTGCTCCGCAGGCGCGGGTTCCAGTCGCTCTCCTCATGGATGAAGGACACCAGGAGAAACACGTCTATCTTCCGACGCTTGGCTTCCCGCTGGATGATGCGGGCAAGGTGTCGAGCCCGCCGCGGGCTGACCCGGTGGGGGGCCAGCCGGCGGATGGCGTCTCGGATCACCGGCGTGGGTGGCGGGCTCGTCTCGAACACCAGGTCGCCAGACAAGAGCCCGAAGAGTATCAGTGCGAAGAGGTCCATGCGCGCTAGACTAACGCACACAAAAGAGTGAAGGCAAGATCAAAAGCGTTTAGGAAGCCGGTGTGGCACCGACGGCGTGGGAAGTGCTGGAGATGATGGCGATCAGCATGCCACGGACTTCCTCGTGAAGGTCCTCGAGAGACCTGTCGTTCAGGATACGAAAGTCCCAGTCCGTGAAGTGGTCGAGTGAGGTCTCGGACGCGTGCTGGTCCTCCTCTGCTGAGGTCGCCGGCGGGACGAGCTCAACCGGCCGGTCGACCAGCACCACATAGCCGCCGAGCCGCCGGAGGCCTTCCACCTCGCTCGGGAAGCGCACGTCCGAGAGCAGCACTGAGGTCTCCAGGTCGGCCGCCGCCCGACGCTCCACGGTCTGAACCCAGATGTCCTGCCCGAAGGTAGCTCTCATCGCCTCAGTGCCCCCACGCTGCAAGATGTCGCGCGGCGTGAGGCCCCAGAACTCGTCGACGGTGAACTTGGCCTCACCGTAGAGCTGCTCGTCCGAGAGCCCGAAGACGCCTCTACCGATGCCCTCCTTGAGCGACGCCGCGAAGGCGTCGAGCCGGACCTTGTAACCCCACTCCTCGAGGAGCTCCTTGGCCATCTGGCAGCAGGTGTCCTTGCCCCGACGGCGTTTGCAACCGAAGCCTATGATGAGCCGAGGACCCATGGCCGTCATCGCGCCGCCACCCGCGGGATGTCGACCACCATCATCTCCTTGCGATGCGGCAGGTCGACCAGGACGCGCCCGCCTCTGGACACGAAGTCCATGAGCTCGGCGATCTTGCGCACCGAGTAGCGGATGGCCTCCGAGGCTGTGGTGGCACGGAGACCCGTGCGGATGCGCTCGGCATCCTGTTGACTCTGCGGGTCGAGCATGAAGGTTTTCCGCTTGGCGGACGGCACCTTGGTGGGTGCTACCTTGGACTTCATAGGAAGAAGCTCCTTTCCTGGTTCGAGAACACTAGTCCGAAGGTCGCAAGAGGTCAAGAAAATTGATCATATTTTCAGCGAGTAAAAGGCAGCAAAAATATGCTTGACTTTCCACTCGCCGCGCGTATAAATACACGCATGATGACCGACAAGCCGCACCTGCCAACGCCCAACCTGGAAGTCGGGTCGAGGACTACAGTCCGCCCAGATCGCAAGGGATACGGTGTAGGCCGCTCCACTCGCCGCAAGGAAGAGGACGTGCCCGCCGTCGACTACCTCGACAAGATGTTCGTCTTGGGACCCCGCGACGGCGAGAGCCTGCTCGCCTTCACCAAGCGCATGGCTGCCATCAAGGCCGGACGCCGGTTCGTGCTCGACGCCTGGAGGAGCAACCCCGACAAGGCGCGCGTGTCCATCGCCATCGGCGTACCACGCAACACGCTCGCCTACGAGCTCCGGGTGATTGGCCTGTCGGCTGAGCTGCTCGACGCAGGAGGAATCGATGAGTGAGAAGAAGACACGCAAGCCGCAGGTTTCAGTCCGAGGCGAGACCTACGACAAGCTCAAGAAGCATTGCGACAAGAGCAAGACGACCGTCACCGCCTTTGTCGAGGAGCTCTGCGCGGCCTTCTTCGGCAAGGACGACGACCGGACAGCCAAGAAGAAAGGCAACGGCAAGAGCAAGAAGGAGACAGCCGATCACCGCACGGTGAAGTGGTAGATGAGCTCCTACCCCTACATCGTCTCCGATCTCGATGGGGTGCTCATCGACCTCGTGTCCGAGGCCTGCTACTGGTTCTGGCAGCGCTTCCGCGTCGTCGTGCCGCCGATGGCCATCTCGACCTTCGAGATCACTGACTCCATCTACGAGCTCATCCGTGAGAAGAACATCGAGGTCTCGAAGGCCTCCCCACCCTACACCAAGGAGGCCTTCCAGGACGAGGTCAAGCGCAAGCTCTGGCAAGACCCGGCCGTCTACATGCGGGCCAAGCCGCACTTTGCCATCTGGCGTGCCTTCCTCGAGTGGCCGGGGCATCTGAGCTTTGCCACGAATCGACCGCAGTCCTGGGGCATCCGCAAGACCACCCAGGACTGGCTCGCCCTGCATGGCTTCGGCGAGGAACTCCACGAGATCAATTTTTGCCACGCGGACTACGCCAAGAAGGACGTGGTCAGCTTCCTTCGGGAATGTCTCATC